GCTACTTCGTCTATATCTCCTGTAAAATACTCGGAAGGATCAGTATCAGCACCAATTAAAGTATCTTTAGTTTCGTTGTTTAAAACGGCTGTAACTCCAGTTGTTGTTACCACTAAACTTCCATTTATATATAGCTTTAAGTTACCTGAAGACACTTCTCTAGTAAAAGCAGCATGATGCCAATTACCATCGTTAAAAGTTGTTGCAGGGGATAATGCGTACACATAAGCTCCTCCAGCTCTTAATTGAACCGCTATTCCATTATTAGTTCTTCTAAATAAAGCCCAAGAGGAGTTTGCTGTTGAATAATTAGCTCCTCTTCCTACTATATGCATTTGACTTCCACTATTACTAGTTTTAAACCAAGCTGAAACACTAATATCACCAGTCATTTGAAGCTGAGTTGGATTACCAGCTGATACATAACTTTGACCATCAAACTCCATAGCAAAATTGTTAGCTATTATTCTTACCGTAGCAGTTATGGTAATGTCAAATGTTGATGGTGTTCCTTGACACGCTCCAGTATTAGTGTATGTAACCGTATATGGTCCACCTACCGTAGACGCACCTAAATCAATTACACCTGTATTAGCATCAATACTAAGTCCTGTTGTTGCAGTAAATACTCCTCCAGCTGATCCTGTTATAGTTGGACTAGCTGTACCACTATCTGAAAAGCTATTAGACGAGTAACTAAATCCTGTGGTCTGTACTGCTAATACCTCAAAGGGATCGCTTTCAGATACACCACCTACAGTGTAGGTAACTAAATAATTTCCTGGATCACTAGAAGCTAAAGTAACTCTTCCAGTAGAAGAGTCTATTACTAAAGTTCCTGTGCTAGGTGCAACAGGAGCTGCACTAAAAGTACCTCCAGGAGTTCCGTTAATTGTTGGAACTGGATCTGGATAAGCATCAGCACAGAATGCACTAGCAGAATACTCAAATGAAGGTGAAGCCTTTACTCCAGCAAACACCATACTTGCACCTACACCTATCCCTGTGCTCATATTACCAAAGAGCTATAATGTTCGTAGCTGTAGTTAGATTAGCTTTTACTCTAGTTACTTGAAGCGGTAAAAAAGATCCAGCAGATATTCCTGGTAATACAATCTCATCTCCACCAACTGTAACCACTTCAACATTTCCTAACCCTCCTACATATAGAATACATCCGTCATTGTTATCTTTATATATCTGATAACCTTCCGCAGCAATAAATATATCTGCACTTAGCAACAATGTAGTATTAGACTCCACAGCTAAAACTCTAGCTATAGTTGAATCAGTGGTATTATAAACAATATCGTTTTTCTTTACTAGTCCTTCATCTCTAAACTTAGCACCAGTATCAACTAATTTGTTTGTATCAGCAGTACCTACTGTCGTTCCTTGTGCGTTTCTATGTGCAACGTTTGGAATATTAATTGTATCACTCGGTATAACCTGAAGAGCTCTACTTACTTGTAATTTTTGATACGCCATTTTTTACTTTTTAAACATTTTATGAATATGACCCCCGAACTGAGCTCTGCTTTCAGCATCGTAGTGAGCATCTTTCTTTAAAGCGTGTGCATGATCGAAATCGTTTTTAGCAGCATCCATCTTACCATGAGCAGCTTCATACCTACCATCTATTCTTAATTTTCTTTCGTGAGAGTAATCATCCATAGATGATTTTTTGTCTTGATACTTGTCCATAATTTTTATTTTTTACCGTAAGGAAATAACTCGTTTAGCTTATTTTTTCTCTGACTACATCCGCAATCTTTCCCTAATGCAGCAGCACCTTTCTCTACGATTGATTTAATACCTGTGGCTTGTGTAAATTTTTCTACGCTATCACCAAGTCCTTTACTTTTCATACGACAAAGATAATAATAAAATTTCTATCTTTACATTTATGAATCACTTTATAATGTACCGCAAAAGGTACAAGATCTATGAGAGAGCCGACCCACAAAAACATTATCTTAAAAATTGGCGAATAGTTCGCTACTGGGCTAAGGCTAAACATGATCTTACTACCGCAGAATTAGATATGCTGCTATACCTCTATGGGGAGAAGTTATTTACTAGAGAAGATTGCATGAATTTTGGTAAGCTTATGTCTTGGGATAAGGAGCGTTTTGGTAAGCTTCTAAAAAATGGATGGTTACACAAGTGGAGAAATAATGGCCCTAATCAAAAAGCATTATATGAAGTTACCTACAAGACTAGACGTTTTGTAGATTCATTATACAAAAAACTAAACGGTCAGGAAAAAATATCTGAAGAACCTAGGAATAATCCAATATTTAAAAAGAGAAACTCAACAGATAAAATATATCAGACAGCAATACAAAAATTCAACAAAGAGGTTGATGAGGATTAATTTAACCGTTAAGTCTTCTTCTTATTTGATCAGCAACAAACACTACTGAGGCTCCAAATAATTTAAGACCTCTCCTACTAGCCGCCTTGTCATAAGACTCTGTTTTTCTTTTAGATCTCTTAGCGCTACTTTTCTGTCTTCTTTTGTCAAAAAAATCTTTTATAGGACCGTTTTGTTCTTGCGTGTCTGCTAATGGTTTTGATACTCTATATGCCATAATATATTTTTTACAAATTTAATTATTTTTTTTAAACGTTCCGTCAGTAGCATAATAAAATTTTACCTGCTTCTTAGTAAAACATTTTCCACTTGGACTTTTATATTTGCCCTTACATCTACCTGTTGTCATTTTTGTAAATGGCATAATTAGTATTTTCCTCTTTTACTTTTAGGAGAGCTTTTAGTTGATCCCCCTTTGCCAGCCCATAAATGTTTACAAGACCAGTATCTAGCTGTCATCTTATCATTAGCTGAACTGCATTTGTGTCTAGCTCTAAAACTTTTTCTAGCAGCAGAACTGTAGTTATGACCGTATCCCTTAGCACCAAAATGAATTAACTTCTCATTACCACCAGAACAAGCCTTTACCATCTTCTTCTTGCCAGCTCTGTCAGAAGCAGTAACCCTATTACATTTCATTTTGCTTTTGTTAGCCATTACCTCATTTTTAATCTTTCGTTTTCTTTTTCTAAAAACTCTACCTTAGTTCGTAGTGCTGACACCTCTTCAGTTAGTTTTAACACTAATGATCTTAATTCATCTTTCTCTTTAGAAGACTCACTTAGTAACTCCTCTAATTTAGTTACTCTTTTTTTCAAGTCATCTCGGTATTGAATGCCATCACTATTTACTGTTTCGTCTTTTCTTTGTTCTGCTTTTATTTTCATTCTAGCCTCAGCAAACTTCCATATTCCAGCCGTACCTAATGCACCTGCTGCTATTGTAATTATTTCAGTTACGCTGTCCATGTAGCTGTTCCTTTTTTAATCTTCTTAAGCTACCAAACGAGCTAATTACTAGTACTACCCAACCATAATGAGAAGCGTCTTTTAATCCGCAACAAATTATGTATAGTGACAAAGTTATAATAAATAACGAAAAAGAAAGAAAAGCTGCTTTTACCCTGTAGTTTATACAACCATTTGCTACGGCAAATAATTGAAATACTCCAACTAGCACTAATAACACATTAAATACAGGCATAAAACCTAACTCAATTATAGTAGCTAGTGGGGTTAATATAAAGTTACATATGCCTAAAGTAATCTCTGTGGGCTGTGAGTCGCTGTGCTCCCATATATTAATTAATCGCTTAATCATGTGTTTCTAACTCTTGCTTTCTTAGTATTGGGAACAACCGTTTTTTTACTTCTCTTCTTTTTCTTAGCAGTTGCAGCTCTTTCAGCTTTAGTTAAACTATTAGCTTTTGCTAGAGGTAAACACCTATCTGGATTCTTAGTATTCTTACTAGTACCACACGCCCCTAATATAGAACCGTCTGTACCAATACGAACCCACTTCTGTTTTCTCCATTTAGCTAAATCACCCATTAATATCCTGATGAACTAGTTTTCTTTTCCATTCCGTAATTAGGATTGTTTTTCTTTGACCCATTCATAAGTTTAGCAAATGAATCTGATTGTGCTTTTCCCATTGCGTTATAAGGAAACGTCTTTGACATTGACTTCCCTGAATCTGGGCATGTGTATTTTACTGTTGGCATAATTATTTATTTTTTACAAGATTTATCTTTTTCATGACCGTAACCTTTTTCTTTTAGCTTGTTATGATCTTCTAGTTTAAAAGCCATCTTACCTTTACAAGCTTTATACATCATATGTGGTTTAAATTTCTTAGCCATAATTATCGTTTTTTACTCCTAGATCTTTTATCTCCAGGTGTGTTATTATTATCTCCTCTGTTGATTGATTGTTTTACAAGAGTTGGTTTCTCACCTGTTTTATGAGACACGTCTTTATTGTCCCCATTCCCATAAGTTCCAAACTGTCTATTTAATTTATTTAGCAATACCCTTTTTTCAATCTCACTTTTCTTGCTATTAAATATTTTCTGATAAGCGTTTTTTTTCTTACGAGCCTTAGCGTTTTTTCTATAATATTTTGCTGATCTACTTAAACCCATTACTTTTTAGACTTCTTAGCATAGTTAGGGTCTTTACAGTACTTACTAGCTGCCATATTAGCATATGCACCAGGGTAAGTATCGAATGTTCTTTTAGCCCAAGCTATACCAGATGGACATATACTATTTTTCTTTGTTCTACCTTTTGTCGCCATATAGTCAGCAAAGTTACGAAAAATATTACATACAGATCACTACATCTCTCTCCATAATAACACCATACGTCTTGTTATCAATCTTCATTTGATGCCCTGATCTAGCGTCATGGTAGATTACATTGTTATCTTCTATACCATTCACATCAGTGCCTACAGAAATTACCTTGCTCTTCTTGTATCGAAGCTTATTTACTTCTTCGCCACTCATTAAAAGACCACTGCTTGTTTTTACTTCTTCGTTGATCGCCTCAACAATTATATATTTACCTATCGCTTTCATAGTCTCTTACGTTTGTTATTATTGCATTTGTACTTAATATGGTTGTCGCTACAGATACCGCATTCTCTAGTGCATTCTTAGTAACCTTCATTGGGTCTATTATACCCATCTTAATCATATTTCCATACTTGTCATTCTTAACATCATATCCTATGCCTGGGTCTAAATTAGGTTCTATTTCCTTAGAATCAATCCCTGCATTGGTTAATATCTGCTTAAATGGTGCTTTTAAAGCCTCTGAGAGGATTGCATTAGCTACAAGCATAGTCTCACCGTCTCCACGTTCTAATAGTTCCTTAGAAGTATCCAATAGAGCTATACCTCCTCCAGGTAATATTCCCTCTTCTAATGCTGCTCTAGTAGCACATACTGCATCATCTACCCTATCTCTCTTTTCCTTTTGCTCTATATCACTGTTTGCACCCACATTAATGACCGCTACTCCACCAGACATAATAGCAATACGCTCCTTTATAAACTCTTTCTCTGACTCATGCTTCTCAGTATTGTACTCATCCCATAGCTCAGCTACTCTTTGGTCTATAGATTGCTCATCATTTTTAATCAGAACTGTACTACCCCTATCAATAATAGCTTTCTTACACCTTCCTAAGTCCCCTATCTGCATTAATTCTAAATTATCACCTGTGGTCTCAGAAAAATATTTAGCTCCTGTAGCGTAAGCTATATCACTCATTAAGTCATCACTCTTATATCCAAACTGTGGTGGTATGATTGCACACGCCTTGATATTACCCTTAACTACATTAAGGTTTAATGTATTTAATGCCGCTGGTGTTAGCGTTCCGATAATCAATAGCGGCTTACCACTTTGTATGACTGGAGCTAAAACATGTTCAATACTTGTTAACGAAGATATCTCTTGGTCTATTACCATCACGTAAGGATTCTCTAGTACACATTCTCCTTTCTTTTGATCCGTAATAAAATACTTAGAAGACATTCCTCTATCAATCTTCATCCCATCAATAATATTAGAATACGTTTCACTACCACTTGCATTCTCTACAGTAACTACTCCATTCTCTCCAACTGCCTTATAAGCATTAGCTATAATCTCACCTAGCACCTTATCATTGTTAGCTGATATTGTAGCTACATCAATCAACTTCTTACCACTAATCTTTCTAGCCTTTTTACTTAACTTTTCTACCACCCACTCAGAACTAGACTGTATAGACCTAATGATTTCTGTTAAGTTCATGTGTGGTTTAATTCTTTTCTGTGCCTCTAGCACTATAGCTTGTGTAATTACTATTGCTGTTGTAGTACCATCGCCTGCTGCCACTGCGGTATTACTAGCCGCCTCTTTCATCATAGTCACCGCTAGGTTTTGTGTAGGGTGTAGTAAGTTAATACTCCTAGCCACTGTTACACCATCCTTGGTAACTGTAATCCCTTTTGTATGATTCTCTGATTCTATTAACACAGTCTGACCTCTCGCACCTAATGTGCTCTTCACTGCATTGGCTAGTGTATTAATACCATTGATAAGATCTTCCCTAGCCTCTTTATCAAAGCTTACTTGTTTTACTATCATAATAAATTTAATTTAATTATACCATTATACATTTGCAAATATACTTTTTAAACCACAGCAAATATATAAAGCAAATATATAAATGTTTTTTATAAACCACTAGTAATAATTCTCTTAATTATCTTCCATGACGATTCCAAAGAAAACACCTCCTATTACTCTATACTATTTAATGTATATATATTTTTTTTTCTTATATACGTAGAGAAAAGTTGTCATTCTAGGAATATCACCATTAACTTACTGATTATCAACAAGTTACAGCGTGACAGCTTTTTTTAAAGTTGTCATTTCTTGTCATAAACACCCTAATCTTGTCATAAAACAGCCCAATTATCCGTTTTAAAACGTTTAATACCGTTTATTGCATGACAAGTTTAGCCACAAAAAAAGGGGCGCAAGCCCCTCGTTTCATATTTTTTAAGTAGAATTAAGGTGAGTATGTTACCAAAGTTTCAGTGGCTACCCAGTAAAATGTACTACCTATATACTTAAATTTAAGTAGGTCTACTTTACCATTTGATGAAGAGTATGATGATCCTTTAATCTTACTTCCAGGATCAGGTAGTGTAATACCTCCTCCAGCTCCAGTAACTAATACTGTGCCTTCATCACCGTCAACTACATTAGTTATTGCTAGTGTGGTAGCTACTCCATTTGTTAGTGTAATAGACAGGGTATCTCCAAGATCAAAATTCCAAGTATACGTTCCAGTCACAGATGTTACTTCTGATAATACAGGACCAAACTTATTCTTCATAGCTAAGACAGTTCCAGTAGAAGTTACCACCTGTCTTCTATTGCCAGCAGCAGTTAAACCTGTACCTCCATTAGCTACAGCAACAGGAGTACTTAAGTTAATCCGTATGGTATTTGCAGCAGCACTTGTTATATCTAGTCCAGTTGTACTACTTAGTGTAACTGAAGAAGTGTCTACTCCATCAGATAACTGTAATATACCTCCAGAAGGGTTAGTTAGTGCGTAAGTATTATTTAGTGCGTTTATACTTGCTATAGTAAAGTTCTTAGTAGCATTACTAGACCCCACATCAGTACCTATTACTATGTCTGTTCCAGCAGGTGTTACTACTGGATACTTACTAGTGTCTGATATCTTACCCATTGTCTAGCATGTTAGAGATTCTATTGGCCTCTACTATCATTGAGATCTTTTCAGCTCTCTTCTCAGCCTTTTTCATTCTACATATTTTAGTGATTCCCATTTCACTGTCTGGTCTGTTATTAATCAACCTACCATTTTTTATTGTTAAACCGTCCATCTTATTTTGTTTTATGTTATTTAAAAAGTTTAGCCTCTTACCAGTATTGGGCTCTAACCAAAACTGCTTGTCTCTCCTGGCGAGGCTTAAACCTACCCCACCTATATGATTAGCAGAAGCATAATACAAAGATAGTAAATTGGTTTGGAATATTATTATTACACATCCGTAGGTTGGGGGTTATATATGGCTGTACGTCGTCACCACCTCAAAGGAAAGTTGTTCTAATTTCCCTAGGGGGGTGTCTTTTCAGGGGTTCTCCTGCAATACTTTTGCGGTTTTCTAGCGGCTCCCCTGCTGCCCTGCTGTTCTGGTTTGCTAGTTGCCCGCATCCCGTACCTGTTGCCCTTGTTACCTTGTAACCTTTGCAATTAATCCACATTAACAAGCTGTAAATTGTTATATAAATATATATTAACACACCTTTAAAGGGTGGATAAACACCCAACCAATTTTTCCACCAATAGACAAACCGAAGAACAAAACAACTAACTAAAGTGTAAAGCTCTGTTAATCAACAAGTTACAAGAAAGTATTAAATATCCAAATAAAATTCTAAGGATTAAACCACTAACCAAATAATATTTCGCATATAAAAAAACATTAGAATATTGTTGCAAATTTCAAAGAAACATGCCTAAACACTTGTTTTATATTTATATTTATACTTATATTTGAACCAACAAATTAATTAACTAATTTAACAATTATGAAAGAATCAATTAAAACAGAATTAAGAGAGCATTTAAACGAAACTATTGAACACTTAGGTTCACAAGAAGAAATACATTTTCACGCATTTAATGAGGGTTATTATATTATTGGATATTACCAGGCGGAACAATGGTTAAAAAAACATGATTTAGACACATTCGACGCAATTAAAATATGCAACGATTCAGAGCTTGAAAACTTCGGAGAAATTCAAACAACTTTTGACAATGCAGAAAAATTAGTAAATCATCTAGTTTATTGGTTAGGCCTTGAAATATGCAATGAATTAGAATTAAACTAAAATAAAATGAAAACAAACATAATTGAAAATATCCAACATTTAGCTAATAAGATATACAATAAAGAAGTAACTAAAAAACATTACACAAGTAAAAGACTAAACAATTTTGACTTGATCCAATTAATGAAACTAGAAACCAAATTTAAAACTGAGCTATTAATTAAAAATAAAATAAAATGAAAAAAGAATATCAAACATATAAAGGGTATGGAATAAGATTAATTAAAAATGAATATACAGCATCAACTTATGCCAATCCTACATTTTACGGAAATAATATTAATAAAATTAAAAAAGCAATAAACGATTATTTAAGAGGAAAAAAATATAAAGACTACACAGAAACTTATTATATTAATTAAAAACAAAATAAAATGACTAATAAAATTCAAATAAATACACTGATATTACAAATAACAATAATATTAACATTAACTATATTACTTATGAGTTCTTGTTCGATCATGAAGAGTGATGACTTTTCACAATATCATCCAAAATTCCATAAGGGATACCCATGTCACAACAGAAATTAAAACAAAATAAATTAGGATATAAATATAATTATACTTACATTAGCATAACAATTAAAAACTAAACATTATGAAAACAGTATTTACAAACAGCAAAATAGTGCATGAATTTAACTTGCAAGAGCAAAGTTTTGGAAGAACTTCCAACGGTTCAATGTACTTTGAATATAAAAAGATTTACTCTTACGGTTCACACTATTTACTAGGTGAATTTATAGACGATAACACAATAATGATAAATGATAGAGGATATTCTAACACCACATCAAAACATATTTCATTATTAAGAAGTGCAACAAGAGACAAACAACAATTTTTTATAACAGAAACCAAAAGAGATTTAGTTCTAAGCGAATTAAAAGACTTATTAAATAAACTAACTAGAACTAGATTAAAAGCAGACTATTACAAATCAACAATAGATCGTTTATTTAAAAGTTACTTTGAGTATATAGACTTTACCAAAACTAGAACTAAGGCAAAGAAAAGTAAAGAACATAGAGAAATATTAAAATTATATAATGATTTTTATGTAAGTACTGAAAATTTATTGCAAGTAATCCAGGAAGAACAAAAGAAAGATAAAGAAAAGAAGCAGAAAGAAGTTCAAAAGAAGTTAAAAAAATGGAGGTCATTTGAAATTAATTGGTTTAGTAATGAAACTAATAAAGACTTCTTAAGAGTAGACAAAGCAAACAATATAATAGAGACTTCTCAGGGCGTTAAAATACCAGTTGAAGAGGGCAAAAGACTACTTAAGCTAATAGATTTAAAAAAGATAGTAGGTGAAAAGGTAGATAACAAATATATTGTAAAGGCACTAAACGGAGTTTTAAAGGTAGGATGCCACAATATAACAATGAAAGAAATAAACAACATTAAAACACAATTAATATGACAAAAGACAAATATATAGCGATCACAGTACCAATAATATTTATAATGTATATGCTCTGTTTACTCAGTGCGGTAATAAACTAAACAATTATGAAAACAATAGGAAAAAAAACACTAATAGAAATGATGCCTTTAATAAAAAGAATATCAAAAAACCACGGCTTAAAACCCTACAACATGAAAGACTTTAAAAAAATAATAGAAATAATAAAAAAAATAAAGGGGTTAATTTTAATACTAACTTTTACTTCTTGCACTCATGTTGAAAGTAACAATAAACATTTGTTAAAAGAATCAATTTATACAGTCCAAGACATGAGAGCTTGGATGATTGAGGATCAACAGAATGAAATAATAAATTTTGATTATGCAGAATATTATATTGAATATCTGGGAGAATTAGAAGATAATTTGCTAAAAATAGAAAATGATGGAAGATTTTAATACAATAGATGGTTTTTTATTAGGATTTACACTAGGCGTAATGATAGCAACAATAATAATTTTATATATAAAGAGAGATGACAGCTACAATAATTTTCATGACAAATGAGGCCACAAGATGGCAAGTAACAAAACAATTTAACAACGATAATCATTTAAACAACTTCATTAATTATATCTGTAAAAAAAAGAATTATCATTTTGATGAAGTACATATAACTAAAGATGGGATATAAAGACAAAGAAAAGCAAAGAGAGTATTTAAAAAAACACTACGAAAAAAACAAATTTAAAAAGTTAGACCATAAGAAAGAAGTTAAAAGATTATGGAGAGAAAATAACAAAGAAAAAATTTCTGCTTATAACTCTGAGTATTCAAAAGCACATAGAAAGGACATAAACCAAAGAGAGAAACTAAAAAGGGATGCTGATCCAGTTTATAGAATGAAATTAAACTTAAGAAAGATGACAAGAAGATCAATTAAAAACTTTAATGTAAAAGGGAATAGTGAGCTACTTGGATGTTCTTATAATGAAGTTAGGAATCATTTAACAAAACAATTTAGGGATGGAATGAGTTGGGATAACTATAGTGAGTGGCATATAGATCACATAATACCATTAGCCTCGGCAAATACAGAGGAAGATGTTAAAAAACTATTTCATTATACCAACCTACAACCTCTATGGGCTAAAGAAAACTTAATGAAAGGAGATACAATATGGAATATTTAAAAAAACTAAAAGAATTTAATGATAAATTTCAAGAATTAATAAAACAAACTAACAACTTAAAACAACTTAGAATAGATTGGTGCAGAGAAAACGCAAAAGAAATAAAAAAGTTTTACCCTACTAAGGGTAAGATATATGAGATAATAGATATAGAAAACTCATTTAAATATTGGTCATACTGGATGTATATAGAAAAAGAGGAGAAATATTTTTTTAAACCAACCTTAACGAAGTTTCATCCTCAACAAGATTTTGACACTTACTACGGTAAAGAAAGCCCAACAGTAAAGGGAGATGTTTTAAACAATAACTTTAAGGAGGTACAAAAAGACGTGAGATTATATATAAAGAATTTAAAATCTTTTGAATTTAAAGGCAAGACAACTAAAGTATATGTAATGATAGATAAAAACACAGGATACTATAAGATAGGAAGGTCTATCAACCCTAGTTTAAGAGAAAAAACTCTTCAATCAGAGAAGCCAACGATAGAAATGATATTTAACAAAGAGGGTAAACACAGTGACGAAAAGAAACTTCACAATATGTTTAAAAAGAATAGGGTCAGAGGGGAATGGTTTGACTTAAGCGGATCAGACTTACTAAAAATAAAAACTTATCTAGAATCAATATAAACAATAATATAATTTGTAATTATAAACATAAATACATATATTAGTAAACTAAAACAAACAACTATGAAAGACTTAAATAAAAAAATAAAACACATTGAAGAGTGCGCCCAAGAGCTTTTAGACTTTGGTAATTCCAGAGAAAAAGCAGAAGGTCATGGGTTATTAAGAGCCATTTCAATAATTAAAAACAAACAACTATGAAAGAAGTAATAAATAAAATGCTAACAGAGAATCAAGAGTGGATTGACTATCACCAAGAGAAGTTAACCGACTTTAAAAACAAAAGAAAAGTAATACTTAAAATACACAGGAATGAAGAATCATTGGATCACAGAAGTTCAATTAGCTTACCGACTGCTGAGTAGGTGCAAATGGTATGAGATACTAAAGAAAAGAGAAATAAAAGCATACATAAGTATATTAAAATTAATAAATAAAGAATGGAAAATTGCAAAAGATGTGGATCAAAACTAGGTGTAGACTGTGGAGATGCAGAGTCAGATTATAATAAAGACTTTTGTTCTCAAGGATGTTACATAATATATAACCATTATAAATACGTAGAAAAAAAATGAAAAGAGAATACATAGAATTATCAGACAATCAAATAGACAGTTTGCTATCAGGTGAAATAGTAAAAGAATTAATACAAATAAATAAAGAGACAGTAACAGTTGAAATATCAGGAATGAGAACTTTTGATGAATCATTTATTGTTGATTATAAATATGACTTAAATAAAAACGAAAAAATATGACACGAACATTTTATATAAAACCAGAGAATGAAGAAGTAATGTATGACTTCAAGGATGTTAACCAAGAGTTAGACATTAACTATTCCAATACAATAGTAGCAATGATGGATCTCTTTATAAGCAAGAAAAAGTTTAGAGAAGAGGTGCTTAAAAATGTACAAAAATAATACTATGAAAATAGAAGTAAAAACAAATAATAGAACTATGGAAAACAACAGAATAAAACAAGCAACAGACGAAATATCATTTCGACTACTAGCAACCAGAGATCATCAAGATTATGAGTGGTTACTAAATAAAATAAATGATATAGTGTTATCTGCCACAATTGGAGATCTAATAAAAGATTATGAATAAAAAAGCTGAGTTCTTATGTTCAGGATGTGGAGCCTGTTGTATGGTAGCAGGTTATTCAAAGCTACTACCTGACAGGGGGGATGGAGCCTGTGCTTATTTAAATAAACAAAACCAATGCTCAATATACGAAAATAGACCTGACATTTGTAGAGTTGATGTTATGCACAAAGTAAATTCACCAGAGTTGTCTGAAAAGGAATACTACATAAAAAGTACAAAGGCTTGTCATCAGTTAATTGACATGATGAACTTAGATGATCAATATAAAATAAACATTAAAGATTATGAGAAATAGTTTGGACTAACCCAAACTTTTAATAAAACAAATAAAATGAAAATAGATACAAATAAACTAAAAGAAATAATACTAGAGGAGCTGTGTTTAGACATTGATAGCGATAGTAGAATTAAACCCTTAATAGACGCTAAAGTAATATACTGTAGGATATTAAGGAATTGTGGATGGACACTTTCAAAAATTGGAGAATCTATAAATAGAGATCATGCAAGTATGATACACTACTTAAAAAGATTTGAAAATGAAGTTGGTCAAAACGAAAATGCAGACATTATGATTAACTATAAGAAAGTTAGTAACTCATTTAATAGGTACTTAAATAAAAATTACTTATCTATAATGACAAGATCAGAATTAGAACAAACCATTGAAAAACTATTGAAAGATGAAAAATATATTTGAACAACTACAAGACAAGGGAATAACACACGCTGTGTGTGTCTCAGTTACTAAAGGTGAACTACAACTAGGTAGATTTAAAAGAGAATACTACATAATATCTAACAAAAAGGACGTCACCTCTAAGCAAGGGTTCAGGCCAGGAAAGAACACAGGATATAGTGATGTTTATGAAAGAAACCTTAATCAAGAAGAGGTTAATATATTCACTAATGATGTGAGTAAATATGTAAAAGTAATAAGCAATAAACATGGCAGAGTTTATGAGCTTAAGAGTGACTCATTTAGATCTTACTATAATAAAAACAAAAAGACAAAAGAAAAGAAAGTAAAAAAAATACATATGCAAGAAGCAAAAACCCTAAGTATGATTGATTTATTTAAAGAGATATGGTAAAGAAGAGAACACTAAACGAACTTAGGCAAGAGAAAACTTATGGGTATACAAACCCAGATCAGCCTAGACCAACTATAACTGAGTTAATTAAAAAATACCCTAACGATACAGAGTTAGGAAAACAAATAAGAAAATTATGGAAGAAATAGAAAAAGAATTAGTAATAATCTATAATAGAGCTGAGAAGTATATGACAAAGGGAGGAGAGCCTATAAGAGACTTTGGTTCTGGAATGATGTATGCTGTAAATGAAATACAAAATTTAATCCTTAAGAAAAAAGGACACACTAGTGATCTTAAAAAAATAGAGAACGAAGTAATAAAACACATGGGGCATGATGGAACTAAGTCAGACATGGAGCTACATTATGATGGAAAACTTTTTTGTAGGTCTATATCTAACGGAGGAAGGACTAACAATTACTACTTTAATCAAGTAATTAAAGCTATGGAAAAGAAGGGATATGATATCGAAAAATTCAACATAAGAGTTGGTGAAGATATATATATTCAGTAAGTTTACACACAATTAAATTAAATGAAATGGGACAAACAAAACAACTATACCAAGAGGTATATGCTACGGATCTGTGGCTTAATGATTACATTCAAAATAAAAAACAAATAGATGAACAGCATGAGCGAGATCTGGAAGGAACTCTTTAGTAAAAAGCGTGTTGAAATGTACACCTCTAACGATTCTAAATTCACCATATATAATGGATATAAAATTGAGAAAAAGAATACAGGAGACGTGTTAATATTCAACACTAGAACAGATAGTGTATTTTATCAAAGCGTAAGTGATGTAGATAAGAATATCTTTTTAGAAAACGGTTTTGTTAAGGGTGCTGATTTACTTACTATTAGATATTATGAGAGTGAACTACATAAGATTAATATTAATGTACAGTATTATTTAAACACAAATAAAACCAATAAACTAAGACAAGCTAAAGTGAGAAGAAAAACAATAATTGAAAAACTAAACAAAAACTTCAACAAATGGAAAAACTAGTAAAATTACAAGCAGAGCTTAAGGCTCCAAAGAACCAGAGAAATAACTTTGGTAAGTACAACTATAGATCATGTGAGGATATATTAGAGGCGGTAAAACCACTACTAAGCAAGCATGGTTTAATACTAAACATAACAGATGATATTAAAGAATTGTCTGGCCTTGTTTATGTAGAATCAACAGCAACTATATATGATGCAAAAAAACCTGAGGACCAGGTGGTGTCAAAAGCACAGGCAGGTATTGATCCAAACAGAAAAGGTATGGACATTGCTCAGTGTTTTGGTAGTTCATCTTCTTATTCAAGAAAGTATGCACTAAACGGACTCTTACTAATTGATGACACTAAAGATTCAGACGCTACTAATAATCACGACAAAACAATTACAAAGGGTATACACCTTACATTAGGTGATGAGAATTGGGATAAGGTGCTAACTTACGTGGTGCAAAATAAAGACTTAGGCATTAGAAAAATTATAGATAATTTAAGTCTAAAATACAATGTTACTCCAATGATTAAGAAAGAAATATCTAAAGCTCTTAAGTCATGAAAGATAATAGAGAAGTGATATTAAAAAAGTTACGTGATGACGATAGTTATTATGGTCCTTACGGCAAAACTTTCTTATCTAACAGCGATATTAGATCTCTCCTTAACAATCCTAAGGGGTTTAAGAAGCCTTCTAAAGGGTCTTTAGCTATGTTAGAGGGTAACTACCTACATACGTTAATTTTAGAGCCAGAGAAGAAAGATAATTTTATTATTTCGGACTGTTCGTCAAGGGTTACTAAAAAATATAGAGCTGATTTAGAGGAAACAGATAAAGATATGATCCTTTTAAGTAAGGAAGCTACCCATATAGAGTGGTTAGCAAAAGAAATTAGGGCAAATGTGTTCCTAAACGAAATTATATATGACAAGACCAACAAGTACGAGGAGCCTGGATTAGGTGAAATCGGTGGCTTGATGTGGAAGGGCAAGGCAGATATAGTTACACGAGATTTAATTATTGATATCAAGACAACAGCAACGTTGGATGATTTTAAATACAAAGCTCGTAGGTATAACTATGATAGTCAGGCGTGGATATATCAACAATTGTTTGGACACCCTGTAGTTTTCGTAGCTATAGAGAAATCATCGGGCAGACTAGGAATGTTTGACTGCTCTGAAGACTTCTTAAGCAGAGGGCAAGACAAGGTAAGTCAAGCAATTGAAGTGTATAATACATTCTTCGGGGAAAATCCTACAGAAGATATAAATCAATATTTTATAAACGAAACACTATAAACAATGGCACAATTAATAAGCTTTTATGTAGACTTTAAGAAGATAGATAAGTCTAAGCTAAATGATGGAAAGGGATACTTTACCATTTCAGTAAACGATGAGACAGATAACTACGGTAACAACGCAGCTATGTTTCATCAACAATCTAAAGAAGAGCGTGAAGCGAAAGCTCAACGAACTTATGTGGGTAATGGAAAAGTAGTCTGGACCAATGGTAATTCAGTGGTTGCTGAGAAGAAAGAGGAAACTAAGAAGCCAGTGGTGGCAGCTAAGACTGAGGACTTACCATTCTAAATAAGATGAGAGTAAGGGAGATAAAATATAATATGACAAGAATCAAAATAAGTCTCCCTACTCTCTTTATACTTTTAAATAGTATTTATATTTTTTTCTTGTATATATGTAAGAAAAGTTGTCATTCTAGGAATGGAAAATCTCAAGGTACTGCTAATGAGCTAGTTAAGTTACTTGAGTTAAACAAATAGGTTGTCACAAAGTTGTCACAAACCACTATAAACTTGTCATAAAACACTAAAACTCGTCACAAAATTTAATAAAATGGACTATAAAATAACGATATTTCAAAACATAAGAGACACATCAACACCTTTTTTTAGAGATGTTTCTGTGGTCTTACAAAGAATTAAGGATGGAAAATCCAAAGAGCTAATCGAAAACATAAGAAAAGAAAAGGATAAAGAGCAAAGGAATCTACTTAAAAAAGGATTACCTGCTATATGTTTTTCTGGAGAGTTTAATAAAAGGGAAGACTCTTCTATTACAAACCACAGTGGTTTAATTTGTTTAGACTTTGATGGATATTCTACTATTAAAGATCTTAACGAGGAGAGAAAAAAGATACAAAAAGATCCATATACATTTGCTTTATTTACTTCACCAAGCGGTAATGGTATCAAAGTATTAGTTAAGATACCAAAGGAAGTTGACAATCACAAGGCGTACTTTAATGCCCTTGAAAAACATTACAACTCTACTCACTTTGATAAGGCGTGTAAGAATCTTTCAAGAGTATGTTACGAATCATACGATTTAAAATTATTTGTTAATGCTGATAGTATAGTTTGGGATACGTTAGATGAAAAAGAGTACGATCAATTGAAGGTAAGCGATGGTATTAAAACCATTAAGGTATCTAACCAAGATGAGATAGTTAGAAGGTTAAAGTCCTGGTGGGAGAAGAAGTACGGCATGATAGATGGTGAGAGAAATAATAATGTATATATTCTAGCCTCAGCATTTAATGACTTTGGAATAAACAGAGATTTAGCTTCGTATGTTATGAGTGGATATACTCAGGAAGACTTTACAGATAATGAGATAAAGATAACTCTTGATAGTGCATATAGAAGTGTTCAGAATTTTAACACTAAGTTCTTTGAAGATAGAGATAAAGTTAACTCTGTTAGAGATAAGTTAAGGGCAGGTGTGCAAAAAAAGAAAATACGTTCTCAATTAGTAGAAGCTGGAGTTGAGGGCGAAGTAGCGGATGCTGTCATAGAAGACAAAGAAAAAGAATCCAACAGCTTAAGGTTTTGGTCCAAGAGTGATAAAGGAGTAGTGTCTGTTATACACTTTATGTTCAGAGCTTTCCTACAAGATAGAGGCTACTATAGGTATTACCCAGATGGTGGTAAAAGTTTTATATTTATTAAGATAGAAAGTAATAGAGTACACAATACTAATGAAGAAAAGATTAAAGATGATGTATTAGGTTACTTAGAAAACTTAGAAGACTTAAGTATATACAATCACTTTGCAGACAAGACTAGATTTTTTAAGGAAGACTTTTTGTCAATGCTAGACTTTACAGAGGTTCCATTTTTAGTAGACAATACCAACACATCCTACATATATTACAAGAACTGTGCGGTTAAAGTAACTAAAGATGATATTGAAAAGGTGGAGTATGAGAATTTAGGTGGTTATGTATGGAATGATCAGATAATAAATAGAGAGTTTGATTTCTGTGAGTCTAACGAGTGCGACTACAAAACATTTATAGCTAACATATCTAACAACGATTCTAATAGAATTAAATCAATGCACAGTACGATTGGTTTTTTACTACAAGGATACAAGGACAAAGGATTTTGTCCAGCTGTAATTATTAATGATGAAGTAATTAGTGATAACCCAGAAGGAGGAACAGGAAAAGGTTTATTTGTACAGGGTATAACTGAGATGAAAAAGAATGTAGTAATTAATGGTAAGGAGTTTTCTTTTGACAAATCTTTTGCGTATCAATTAGTATCAGCTGATACACAGATACTTACATTCGATGATGTAAAAAAGAACTTTATATTCGAGAATCTATTTAGTGTCATTACAGAAGGTATTACATTAGAAAAAAAGAATAAGGATGCAATTAAGATTCCATACGAGCAGTCACCTAAAGTTGTAATTACTACTAACTACGCTATAAAAGGTAAAGGCAGCTCATTTGATAGAAGAAAATGGGAATTAGAACTAACTAGGTACTATGGCAGTGGGTTTACACCTTACGATGAATTTGGTAGATTATTGTTTGACGATTGGGATGAAGGGGAATGGTGTAGGTTCGACAACTATATGTTAGGTAATTTAAAATTCTTTATGAAGAATGGTTTTGTAAAGAGTAAGTTTAAAAACTTAGAGACTAGAAAGTTTATAGCAGAAACTAATCATCAGTTTTTTGAATGGGTGTCTGATAGAGACAATAACTTATTAGACAGAACTATATACAAATCAGATGCTTATAATCAATTTGTTGCAGACAACCCAGACTATTATAAAAAATTAACACGTATACAATTTGGAAAGTGGCTAATAGCTTATGGTAATTATATTATGGGTAGTAATCCTAAAGAGGGTAGAGACCAACATGGAAGACATATATATATTGAAACTCCTAAAGAGGAACAAATAAAAATTAACATCTAATGGATGAATTAAATTTAGATGAAGCTATAGATATAGCAATAAGAAATACTTACGCTTTATATATGGAGATAGATACTTACGAAAATATAATACAAGGAGATTACCCTATGTTTATTCACGATGTAGATGATAGTATAACAGATGATGACCTTGATTTTATAATTTCATATTTTGAAACCACAGAAGAATACGAAAAATGTTCTGATGTAAAAAATAAAAGAGATGGAGTTTAGAGATTACCAAAAAAGTATAATTAATATTGGGTCTAAGAAGTTGTCTGACACTGGGTTAGTCTATTTATCCATGGAAGTCAGGACGGGGAAAACGCTTACTAGCCTTGGTATAGCTCAAAAGATCGGGGCTAGTAGTGTTTTGTTTATAACAAAGAAGAAGGCAATATATTCTATTGAGAATGATTATGCTTTATTAAATCCTAAGTTTAAGTTAGAGGTTATAAACTATGAGAGTTTACATAAAAGAACTATGTCTGATCCTGATTTAGTTATATGTGATGAGGCTCATTCAATGGGTGCTTTTCCTAAGCCAAGTAAAAGAGCTAAGGATGTTAGGAATATATTAAGCAATATGATAATACCTAGAATGATATTAATGTCTGGTACACCAACACCTGAGAGTTTCTCACAGATATACCACCAGGTATATGGACACAGAAATAATCCGTTTAATCAATTTAAAAACTTCTATAAGTTTGCTACACAATACGTTAATGTATCACAAAGAAGGATTGGTGGCAATGTAGTTAATGATTACTCAAATGGTTTGATGGAAAAGATAATGGGTGTAATAAAACCGTATATGATATCGTATACACAGAAGCAGGCTGGTTTTATGTCAGAAATAGAAGAGGATGTTTTATATGTTGATATGAAGCCAAGTACTTATAGACTATGTGAAAGATTAGAAGCTAACTTAGTAGTGGAGGGTAAAGAGGAGGTGATATTAGCAGACACATCTGTAAAGCTAATGATGAAGTTACATCAAATACATAGTGGTACTGTTAAGTTTGAAAGCGGAAACTCTATGGTAATAGATGATTCAAAGGCTAGGTTTATAAAGAATAAGTTTAAGGGTGAGAAGATAGCCATCTTTTATAAGTTTACTGCTGAGTTAAAAGCACTCAAGGAAGAGTTTGGTGATGACTTAACTACAGATATAGATGAGTTTGATAACTCTGAAAAAACTATAGCTCTACAAATAGTTAGCGGTAGAGAAGGGATATCACTTCGCAAGGCTAAGTATATTGTTTACTACAACATTGACTTCAGTGCTACTAGTTACTGGCAGAGTAGAGATAGAATGACCACCAAGAACAGGAGATACAACAAGGTGTATTGGGTATTTAGTAGAGGCGGTATAGAGAAGAAGATATACAAGGCAGTACAGGGTAAAAAGAATTATACAATAACACATTTTAAAAAAGACTATGTTAAAGGAAATAATTGAAAACTATTATGAAGAAGAATTCTTAATAGCCGATGGATTTGATGATGCTTTAATAGGTGTTGATGAAACCGAGATGAGACTTATATATTCAGTCTCTAAATGTATAGAAATATTAAAAGAAGATATGGACTACACTGATGCTATAGAATACTTTACTTACAATGTAAGCGGTGGGTATGTAGGAGAAAAAACACCTATATGGTGTTGGGACTTGTTAAAAACTAATTATTAAATAAATTGCAGTTGCGTTATTCACTTAATATATTCACGAGTAATAGACACCTTACTAAGTTCGCTGTTTTTTTTTTAACTTTGTAGCATTGAAAGAGCAAGACATTCAAAGAAAAAGAATCAAGGAGCTAGAGGCGGAAGGGTATTATGTAATTAAATTAATGAAGACCAATAAGAATGGGATACCAGATCTTATAGCGGTTAAACCAGGAGAGAACGTTTTGTTCTCGGAAATAAAAACTAAAACAGGAAGACTGTCTAAGTTGCAAGAGTATAGATTAAAAGAACTAAGTGACAATGGGTTTAACACAGAAGTATATGGAAAAGAATAACATAGTTTCTATGTCTTCAGACGTGATGCTAAAACTAAACTATGAGAGTGAACACTTCTCTAATATGTTGTTTGATAGTATTGAAATGATTGACAATGATTTAATTCAGCTAACAACTTTAGGGTTAATTATTAAGGACGAAGAAGATGAAGATATATACCTACAGATACAAGCATCTTGTATACACACTGGGGAGTATATTATATTTGATTATAAAAAAATTGACGTTGATAAGTACTTAGACTTAATACTAGATGGTAATATTTTTAAAGCTAATAAAAATAAAATACGTTTAATATGTTAACAGAAGATCAGTTAGAAAACATACCAGAGATGATTAAAAGAGGGATGCCTGTTGATACAATAAAATCTTTATACAAGTGTTCAGAAGACGATGTTCTTGATGCGTTTCTAAATAACATTTATATAATAGATGATGACGTAGATAGATTATTGGGCGAAGGAGAGCCTATGGATGATGAAGAGTGGTATGTAAAACTTTTAACACAATTAAATTAATGGATTTTTTAAATAAACTAAATAATATAAACACAGAAATAATGAAGAAAAGATTGTCATACAACGGCAAAAAAATCTACATAAAAAACCTTACAAGTAACTATGCTTTAGTTAGCTTTAGTAAACAAGAAAGAAAAGGTTTGTTTAAAGTAGATATTAAAAACCTTGTAGAGATAGAATAACTAATAGTTAAACTGTTTCTAAACCACTTATAAATAAGTGGTAATGAAAATTCTTTCGCTAAAATTAAATCAAATGTCAGTAAAATCAAATAACTCAAACACAATAACTTACATCAATTTTGTAACAAATCAGATACATAATCACGCTGATGATATATACGAGGCTTTAATGGATCAAGAAAATCCAGACCTACAAAGATCAGTTGATTCTTTAATTGATGTTTTACTTGAACTAAAAACGAAATGAAGCAATATATGAAACATGCCTTGGAGTTGGTTAACTTGAAGGGTAAGAGTTACACATCTTGTGCTAAGTATATCAAAGACATATACGATCTACCAGATAGTGTAAATGCTATAAGAAAAAGAATAGGTAGACAAGTTAAAAAACAAAGAAACCCAGCGATATTTAATGAGTGCAAGAGCGTAGGTATAGATATAGATTCTGTTTCTAGCTATTGGTATAAGGGTAAACACTTTAGTATAATGGCTAAGGGTTCCGCTAAACCAACCTATGAAGATGTTAGAGAGGATTTAATAAAGGAGATGATGGAGTATTCTCCAATGTATCCTGAGATTAAAAGAGAGAAGGTAAGAGAGGGCCACTTATTGGTAGTTGATCCAGCTGATGTACATATAGGAAAGTTAGCTAAAGCTGTTGAGGGAGAGGAGTATAACACTAGCATCGCTGTGAGGCGTGTTAAAGAGGGCGTACAAGGACTTTTAGATAAGTCAGTAGGATTTAATATAGATCAAATATTATTCGTTGGTGGTAACGATATTCTACATGTAGATACTCCTGGTAATAATACTACTTCGGGTACGCCACAGAACATGGATAGTATGTGGTATGAGGCTTTCTTAAATGCTAAGAAATTATATATAGAATGTTTAGAGATGCTGATTGCGGTAGCTCCAGTTCACTTTACATTTAACCCAAGTAACCACGACTATGTTTCTGGTTTTATGTTAGCAGATGTTATTAGTTCTTGGTTTAGAAATTGTAAGGAGATTACTTTTGATACCTCGATAAGACATAGAAAGTATTACAAGTATGGGGAAAATTTAATTGCTACTAGTCATGGAGACGGTGCAAAGCAAGCTGACTTACCATTACTTATGGCACACGAAGCTAAGGAAGATTGGGCTAAGACTGAACACAGGTATGTTTATTTACATCACGTACACCATAAAACATCTAAGGATTACATAGGGGTAACTTGTGAGTCACTTCGTTCACCATCAGGGGCAGACGCATGGCATTCCAAGAAAGGATATATGGGAGCACCTAAGGCTGTGGAGGGATTCATACATCATAAGAAGCATGGACAATGCGCTAGATTAACACATTTATTTTAAGAGCCTGGGGTTATTTTCTCGAAACCTGTAGATCCAATCTGCGGTGTGACTTTTTTAAATCCACCACTTGATCCAAACTGTGGTCTTACCTTTTTAAATTCACCATCAGATTTATCTTCCTTATCTTTTTCTTTAGGAGTAACTTTTATTTTTATATATTTATCCCTTTTAAAATCTTCACCTTTTATCAACATCTCGTATAAAGGGTTTCTATAGTTTTTATCTTTGCCACTAAATAATAATTTTACAAAATCCTGATCTTCATTACTTGGGTCTAATGATTTTATTATCTTATCTATATTTTTGTTAACAAACATTTTATCGTATTGTTCTTTTTCAGTATCTGTTAATTCGTCATAATCTTTATTAAGTATAGAAGCGTACTTTTCAATACCTTGAAGAGCTTCAGAAGTTTTTGCCACAACAGGTGGTAAATTCCACTCCATATTCTTACCTCCTAAAAAATTAGTAACTAACATAGGTACATATCCAGCAGCACCCATACCTTGGAAATTAGCATTCATAGTTTCTACAGTCGTATCAAATAATTGCTGCTCAATCATATCTTCTTCATCTGCTCCACCAAATATATAACTATAAGCAGCTCCTGTTCCAACAGCTTGAAACAGCAATGATGCTCTCATAAATTTTTGCCACTTGAAAAATCCTTTTCTCCTTTGAGCTGTAGTATTTGTTTTATCCGTCATTTCTAACCATCCCTGCATAGTTTTATTTAAGGCTTGAGTTTGGGATGTTTTGTAAGTAGTTAGTAATTTTCCTATTGCGGTTCTTTGCTGTTTACCTGTTGTAAATGCTTTACCTGATTGCTGTGCTGTACTTGATTCTTCTCTGAATCTTTTGTAAGCCTCTTCAAAAGCTTTAACATCAAACTCTCCCTTTGGAGTAGTCTTTATTTTCTTGTATTTAGCTACGCTGTAAGGAACACCACCCCCTAAAACACCACCTATATCCCCTAATGTTATTGGAGACATTGCCAACTGCTCTATTCTCCTCCATGCGGCTTCTAGTGGTTGATTTCTAATGTCTAGTAAATCTTTTTTAAGCACTGGATCTATATCGCTTTTTCTTATTCTGTTTCTTACATACGGACTCGTTACTACATCATAAGCAACTTTTCTATACTCCTTGTTAAATGGTATTTCAGCTAGTGGAGACCAAACCTCTGCTGTAGTTATTCCATCTTTTAATCCAGCATACCCCCAGTGAGTAGCAGATGTTATTTGCTTTATTAAGTTAGCTGGTTTAGCGGCTAATGTTATCACAACCCCTAGTCTGTTTATTTTCTGCAAAAATTTCATTTGATCGTGAGACTTGTTATAGTTTACATCTATAATAGCGTCAAGATTATCCATTAAGTTTTCGTAATTTTCTTTACCAATTTTTTTTATAATCTTACCCTTTGTCGCGGCATTTATGACTTGGTTTATTTTTTGAGATATAGGAATGTAAGATTCTGCATGACTCATTTGATCCACGTAGTCCTTCATTTTATCTCTTACATCTGTATTAATATCTAAATTATCTGATAAATAAGGATCAGCATCTTTTAGTCTATCCACCATAGCGCTTCTTTGAGCAAACTCACCAGCATCACTTCTTTCTTCTACAGTTTGTGTCTTTTCTTCCTTAGCTGATTCTCTGTATATAGGGTAGTAGTCAGGATTTAAAAAAGGCTTCCCAGTTGCGTCTATAGCTGTTTGTTCAAAACTATCTCCCATCTCTTTGTAAAACTCTAAAGTTTTATCAGCAAAATCTTTTAATTGTTTATTGGACTCTATATAATCTTTTAATACTTTTTCATTAACCCCTGATGTTTCCAATATATTATCTAAATCATTGGCTTTTTTTTCAGCAGTTTCTTTCTTTTTTTGATTTTTGTTTTTAGCTTCTTGTCTTAATTTTTCAGCTCTTCTTTTAAAGACTTCTCCAGTTATATATATATCTACAGCTACACCATTTGTGGCTTTAACACCTATAGATTCTTTTTCTGTTAACCCCTTTTGTCTTTTAAATATTTCTTTTGGTACTATTTTATTTAACAGTCTATTACCTTTAGATGTGGAACCGAAAGAGTCTTTAAATATTTTATCTGTTTTTTTCTTTGATTGCTCTTGTCTTTGCTCTACTTGATAATCTGCTTCTCTAGTTAAAGAAGTAGATATGTCATCTATTTGTTTTTTAAACTCATTACTTTCTCCTTTTTTAAGTCTGCCTAATATTGTCTCTACATTAGCAGTAGCCTTAAGAGGGTTTAGACCTCCAATTTTTTTTATTAATCCACCTAACCAATACTGTTTGCTTAATATGCCTTGCTTGTTAGTCTTATTTTCTTTAGTCCCTATTAAGTTGTTCACTGTAGTTACTGATAGCTTTTCATATCCTTTAGCATTAGTGTAGTCTGTACCTGGGTTATCTTTTATAAAATCAGCATCTACTCTTTTTCCATCTAATAAAACAAATGTTTCTTTATTTAAAAATTTTTCTACCTCTTCTTTTGTTTTTAATTCAGTTGACTTAGCATCTTTATATAAAGACTCTAATGATGTGCCTTCTACTATAGATTTCTCAGCTCTTAATACTTTGTCTGTTAATGCCTTATCTGCTTTACCTTTGGTTTTGATTTCTTTTACATACTCAGATATGTTTTTAACTTGCTCATAAGTAGCTTTATTTAAATCTACACCCTCAATCATATCTCTAACAACATCTAAGGCTTTTTGAGACTCTGGTGAAAACTTAATTTCTTTTTTTGATTTATCTTTACTTTTAGAATCTTTAATGGTTTTATTAATTCCTTTTATTAAGCTTTCTTGACCTATTTTTTCAAGAGCTTTAGTCATATCTTTTACAATCTCATCAGCCTTATCTATAGTTAAATCTTTTCTAGCTGATCCTTTTAATAGTTGTTTAGCTTCTTTAGCTTTTATAGAAAATTTTTGATCTATATTTTTAACTTCTTTAGCTACCCTATCTACAACCTTAGCTATTCTATCGACTGTCTCCTTGTTTAATTCCAATCCTTTCTCAGCCCCTCTACCTTCAGTAGTTAATTGATCCTTTAATTTAGACAACTCTACTTGAGTTTTTAACCTAGAGCTGTACTCAATACCAGCATTATCTAGTGTTTTCTTAATTACCCTCTCGCTATAGTTTCCTTTAGTTAGTTCTCTTACTATGTTTTCTGTACTAACACCTTCTGATTTTAACTTATCAAACTTTTCAATAGCTTCAATACCAATTGGTTTTTTACTTACAGGTTTTTTAGTTTTAAGAGGCTGAACAGGCTGAACATCTTTCTTAACTTCTGTAGTTTCCTTAGCTTTAGGTAGTATTTCTCCAAATGTTCCTTCTATATACTTTTGTGTATCTACAGTATTTTCTTTTGGTATATTGTCTGAAGACACTTCTTTACCATCTACTTTTTGAGAAATACTTCTACTACCATCTTCATTCTTAATAACCTCAATAGTCTTAGAACCCTCTCCCTCTTTTGACTTTACTTCAAATGTTTCTGGTGTAACAACACTTTTGTCTTCTACAGTTATTTCTTCTGTCTTAGGTTCTTTATATTCTTTAGATAGTTCTTCTAAAGCTTTATCTATAGTCTTGCCTTCTCCGTTTATTAAGTCTGTTTTATTAGCAATTTCTTTTACTAGTTCTGGGTTTTCTTTTCTCCATTGTTCGTTCCGTATTGTTTGCTCTTGTCTCTTAGGATTTCCTATTAAGTCAGTTAATAAATCTGTAGTTGATTCTGGAGTTTCTGCTATTTTTTTTATTTCACCATCTATTTCTTCTATTCTTTTCTTATTAGCTTCTGCTTTCGCAGTTTCTTTACCTCCGTTTATTATATTACTTTCGCTAGGTAATTCACTCTCTAACTTTTGTTTTTCTAAATATAACTCTTCTATTGCACTACTTTTATTAGTGTTCTCTACATTTATTTTTCTGGATATGTTTTTTACATTTGTTATTTCGTTGATAACTGATTGGCCTTGTTCAGGTGTTATACTACCCCCTTTGACGCTCTTTTTTATTATCAGCTCCATATTTTTAAGTTGAATAGGACCAGCCTTATCTAAAGCAGATAGCTGATCTTTACTTAATACTACGTCTCCAGCTCCACCTGGTTCTCCTGGGGGTTTTTTAGGTCTTTTAATTACCTGATCCATAATAGACTTTAAAGCGTCTGTTTGATTAGCAGCTTCAGACTCTGATCTTTGTATTTCTTCAATTTGAGTTTTTATACCCTTAAGCTGAACGTTAAAGTCAGCATTTTCTCTTGCTTTTTTTAGTTCTGATTTTTCTTCTTTAGTCCCTGATTTTTCTATTTGCTCTGCTTTTTCTAATACTTTAGAATTAACTTCTTTATATTTTGCGTCAACTAAATCTTTAGTAAGTTGATCGTGTAAAGGTTTATTCTGTGGCTTCTGAGCTAAACCACTTGCAAACATTACAGCCCATAATGTAGAAGCTTTTCTTATTGGATCTACACCTTCTGGATTAGCTTCTGTTTTACCATATATAACTTCATCCCAAGACTCTCCAAGTTCATGACCTTTAGCTACAACTTTATCTGCTATTTCAGCACCATAAGCAATACCAACCCCCCCAGTAGCTTGAGCTGATTTACTACCTATATATTTACCTCCTTTATATATATTAGGCATAGCATTAGTTAAAGTAGCATCTATTATTTGAGCTCCAGGAACTTTTGAAAGTAACACACTTCCAGCTTGAGCGACTGGTGTTAAAGCTCCAAAAGCAAAACCAAGTTCAGGATCGTAATACTCTTCATTGTTATACATCTTTCCAGTAAGGTAAAACTTACCAGCTTCCGTACCACCATGTTGCAATATACTATAAGGAGCTGCTGCCCATTTACCATACTTAGCTTTAGTCAAAACATTACCTGCTTGAAGCAGTTTAGGTATTTTAGTTAACGCTAAAAGCTTATTAGGACCAGCCATTTGAGTTACCATTCCAGCTATGTTTCCTCCTATAGTCGCTGTTTCTTCACCCCAAGTAGTTTCAATAGCCTCTTCCATTTTAGCTACTTCTTCTCCTTCTAATCCAATGTTTTGTATTGCATCAACAAAAGGTTTTTTCACAGAAGTTTTATATGAATCAAAACCAGCTCCAGGACCATAAAACATTTGACCAAATCCTTCAACGAATTGAGCACCACTTTTCCATGAGTTATCATACTCACTACCAGATAAGGCTTGATTTCTATTTAAATCTACAGCAGTGTTTAAGGCGTAAAAGTCATTTAAAGCAGCGTTATATTCTTGAGCTAGCGGATGACTACTTTTAATAGTGTAATTAGGAAACCCTTCTTTAAACTGTTTATCTTCAGGATCTGGAAACATTTCTACAACATCTACAAATGAAGATTGCTGAACACCTCCAAGCGGTATTAAGCTTTCCATTCCTTCTGCTATTTTTTGAAGAGTATATCTATCATCTGCTACCGCATTCTTACCATCCTTTACTCTTTTAGCTATATTTAGTAGCCTGTAGTAGGATTCATTTTTAAACTCTTTTAAAGATTCTAAGTCAGAACCTTGATATTTATTTATTTTTTCATCTCTTTCCTCTAGTAACTTCTTACCTTCATCACTGACTTGATTTAAACCATCTACATATTTTCCAGTAGATATGTCGTATATTCTTACCTCTTCATACCCTTTAGGTTTATAATCAGTAAAATCTTTTTTAGCCTGTATTAAGTCTTTTTTAGATTGCTCTTTTCTTTTTAATAGTTTTTCGTAATCTAATTTCTCTTGTCCTTTTAATTGCTTAGGTTTTAGTTTAACCACTTCTTTACCTATACGTTGATTCAGAAGACCACTCATTTCTAAATTTATGTCGTATATAGATTTATCTACATCTTCTACTTTTTGTTTTAATTCAGATTTTTTTTGATCCGCCTCTATATCTTCAACGTCTCGATCATCTTTCATTAACCCCCTACCAAATTCACTTATATTTTTATCTTGATAATACTTACCCTCTCTGTCTGTTAAACCTCCTTTTCTTTCTCCAACTATATTACCTTCTTTATCTTTAAAAGATATTACGGTTTCTTGTTTTATTCTTTCTAAATCCTCATCTGAAACTATGCCTTCCTTTTCTTTTGTCGGTACGATGCCAGGTGTTACAGTTGTAGGAAACTCAAATGCGTCTGGAAGAGGTTCGCTTGAATTTGAAGATGCCGAAAGTTGAGGAGCTTGAACCTCGTCTGATGCCGAAGTAATAGTAACTTCCTTTGTATTTGAAACCAAATCCTCTTTGTCTTGGGGTAAAAAAAAACCTAAATTTTTCTTCCAAGTATTTATATCACTAGAGGTTAATTGTCTTGACGTTAAATGAGAATGTATATTTTCTTGAATTGTTTCAGATTCAGTAAAGTTTTTTTTCCAAGTATCAAAATCACTAGATGTTAACTTTTCTTCCGTAAGATGACTCCATATGTTATTTAATCTTTTATCATCCATATTATCCGAAGTTATTATCTGAAGCAGTTTCTATAGCAAACTCAGTCCCTTCCTTAGACTTTTTAACTGCATCTGATATTATTTTTTTAAGATCATCTTCTGAACCGTCTTTTAAATCCATTTTACCAATTTCTTGACCTTTTATTTTTACAGAAATATTGTTACCATCAGCAAGACTTATAACTAAATTGTTTTCACCAACTAAAGGCTCCAAAAATTCTGTTAATGATTCTCTAGCAGCTCTTTTGTTTCTATCACTAGCATAACCAGTTACATCCATATCATTACTATATATATTTTCTATAGCGATAGTTTGTGTCTGACTAGGCTTAAAAGGCTCTACAACTTTAGCAACTTCTTTTACGTTTACTTGTACATCTCCAGCGCTTTTAGGACTTTCTTTTTTTAACTGTTTATTTATAAGATCCCAATTAGCTTGAGGCTTATTACCAAACTCTTTAGTATATTTTGATAATACTCTTTGAGTTTTTTCTGTTCCAAAAGGCAGTGGATTTTTTGTTAATAACTGACCTTTCGTACCTCCATCACTTAAACTATAAACGTTTATACCTTTGTCGCCTTCTGTTTCAAACAAGTATTGTTTAGTGTCCATCCCCGTAAAGTCTTTTCCTGCAGAAGCTAATCTTGTTATTTCATGAGCTGTTTTAAAACCCTCTATATCTTCTGGTTTAAATTTTGAAGGTGGTTTTTTATTCTTTTGTTCTTCAGCTTTTTCTTTTGCTAATTCAAGCCTTTGACCTTCATAGTCTATAGTTTCTGTTCTACCTACTCTAGCTTCTATACTTTCGTCAACTATTGTTTTAGCTTTGTCTCTTAAATCTGGAGTAATGTTTGGTTCGTACTGACCATTAGGTTTTAATACCATTTCAATACCAATCTTATTACCACTCTCATCTTCAGGTATGTCGTCACCTTGTTTATAAGGAACAAAGTCACCGTAGTCAGCTAGAATAGTAGCTGCTCTGTTTCCTATAGTAGCGTCATTTATTAATGATGTTTTCCATTTCTCATACTGAGGGTTATCTCTAGCGTCTGAAATATTATTAAGATCATACACGCCTAAAGATTTAATAGACTTAGCTAAGCTAGTGTCGATGTCATACTTTTCGTATCTCATATTACCCATATCTCTTATTGAGCTTAAAGACATTGGTTGCTTAACAGGATTACCATCCTTATCTATTGTATTAACGTATAAGTTAGTTATACCATCTGGGTTAGAAGCCCATTGAAATTTTTTATTACTTAAGTCAGAAATATCCTGATACACATCTAATTGAAAGTCAGATAAACTACTTAATGTACCATCACTTATTCCTTTTTCAAGATCAGCTACATTAGCGTTGTACGTACCTAACATAGTTTTAAACTCTTGGTTTTGAGTTTGCATTGACATAGCTGCTCTGTTAAAAGCGTCTGGACTAATCTCTCTTCTTTTTAATTTTTCGTGTAGTGCAGACAGTGTAGTTCTTCCATCTGCTATCATATTATAAGCTAAGTCATTTAACTGTGGAGATTGACCAGCCTCATACTTACCTATTTCTGCTGATGTCTTAGCTGCTATAGAATCATACTTGTCTCTAAATGCAGCCTGTTCCTTTTCTACATTACCTATCTTTTCAACTAAATCATTAGCAACAGTTCCCCAATTTATTGGAGTTCCTCTCTTTACATAACCTGCGTATTCTGCCATAATATTTTTTGATTATTGTTGTAAATATGGATTATAAGTATAATCTAAAACTGGACCTCCTGTTACTGAAGATGTTGTTGGTATCTGTAGTCCTATAGCTGTTGATGGTGAAGGAAACCTTACTCCAGCCGTTGAAGACGGTATAAAATCAGGTTGTTGAGATTGTAACCCTGAATAAGGACTAGCAGAAGTTAAAGATAACGGAGGTGTAGGTTGTAATCCTTGTAATTGTAGATTAGGTGTTCTAAAATTAGTGAAGAAGCTACTCACTCCAGCTTGATTTAAGGCATTACCTGGAGATAAATTAGTGTTTACACCAAGCGACATTTTAGGTGCTACACCACCTGTAGTGTTGATTGGACTAGTTGGGGGCTGTTTACCATAAGGGTTTTGAGCTTGAAGACCCGCAACTGCCATACTAGTGCCAGTTTGTGCTAACCCCATAGCACCAGCATTAAATTGTGCTTGAGCATCAGCTGCTGCTTGTCCAGCTCCTTGAGCTCTCATTAAATCTATTCCTGCTATTTGTCCTTCTATACCAACTCTTTGATCAGCTATTCTTTGTTCTTCTCTTAATACCGCTTCATCACGTCTCACTGCCATTTGGTCTAGTTGAGCTGCTATCTCAGCAGATTGTGCATCAGCAGCGGTAACTACTCTAGGAACACCACCTAAAACAGCTTCAGCTCCAGCCTCCTGCGTTGCTTCTATAGCACCAGTAGTAGCTCTTGCTATACCTCTTTCTCTTAATTCAGCTCCCATTGTAGGAACTTGCAATGCTTTTAGTTTGTTAACAAATTCTATGTTTCTAAGTTTATTTTCATAATCTGCCGTAGCTTTAGCTTGAGCTTGTTCAGCTTTTCTTTTTTTTCTGCTACCACCTATCATTTGACCTCCAGAAAGTAAGCTAGATACTCCTACTCCTATTAATATAGCTGTAGCAGGTTCAATAGCCATTGTATATGTTCCGTCATTTTCAGGGAACATTAAATTAAATACAACACTAAATATTTCTATAATATAATCCATTTCTTGTGTTTGTTACAAAGATACTAATTTAAGGAAAACTTTTAAATATCTCACTGTCTATTGAAAACAATTCAACACCATCCGTACCTGCATAGGTAAGTTTTAATTCCATATAATACCCTCTTGATCCATATGATTCAGCCTGTGCGTCTTTTAAATACAGTATAAAATTACCAGCAACAGGAGTAATTGAAGAAACAGCTACAGTAATTGTGGTATTAGTTAAACCAGTTATAGTTCCTATAAGTTCAATACCTGAGTTATCTCTATATAATTTATCTCCAACTGCAATTATACTACCTATATCAAAATTAAATGTAAGTGTTAAACTACCTGGAGATGTTCCAGCTACGCTTGTTACTTCACCCACACCTTGCGCTGACATTAAACTTAAGTCTGTATTACCAGCAACTCTTTTTATATAAGCATAGTAGTCACCTTCTTTCAAAGTGTAAGCAGTAGAGTCAATAAAACCAGTAGTCATATCTGTTGTTATATCAGTACTCCACGCTCTATTACTATTTAATTGTACCGTCTTAAACATCTTAGCTTCGGTAGGTGCATCATTTAAAACAGATGTTACTGTAGAAGTTGCAGCAGCTCCCCCATAATATTGGTTTCTTGTATTGTTAGAGTAATGCTTGTATAACTCACCTCCTTTAAATGTATAGTAGTTATTATCCATAAACACCATATTTTCTGGAATAAAGGAATGAAACGATGTCCAACCTTGATCTGTATCTGAAAATGTTAAGGTATAACTAGGCATATTTTTTATTTAGGGGCAAACTACTTTTTCTACTACTTGACCTACACTATCTATTCTTAATATATTATTCTTACCTCCAGTTAACTCGTCAGTAATGTAATATTTATAACCTCCATTGTAAATAACTTGTTTAGTCTCTACAAAAGTATAAATAAAATCATTGACTTCTGGATAATCTTTTGCACCATTGTGATACATCTGAGCATATGAAGGAGTAACAGCACACGCTAAAGTACTTGTGTTAGATGGATTTGATATATCCATATTATATCTTCTCAAAATTGTGTCAGGATTAACTATTAAAGTTATAGCAGTGCTAGCACTCGTTCCAAAGCAATTAGTTGCTGTTATGTTAAAAGTATAAATTCCTGTTATATTTATAGAACCACTTAATACTCCAGTAGAAGTATCTAAACTAATACCATTTGGCAAAGCTTCTATTCCACAAACTCCAAGAGATGCAAAGGTCCCTGTTCCACTAACCAATACAGGTGAAGAAGAAGAACAAACATTTGATGAGCTTTCTGATGCAACAGTTACATTTAAACTTGATCCGCTATCACAGTCAGTTATGGTAAACACAGCTCCTTTAGTTCCTCCTAATAGACTATAACTATTGCAAGATGATATTATGTTGAAATCTTCAGGGTTGTTTGTTACATCTAGTTGTAAATTTATACTATCTCCTTGTGTAATTGTTAATGAAGTAGTATTAATAACAGGGATAGCAGTTTCAGAACATGTAGTGCAATTTCCAAAAATAACAACTATACCACTTGAATTAATTAAAGCATAATCATTAGTAGATACTTTATGAAAGGTGTTTCCACCATCAAATAAAGATGTACCTGTTGGGTTTTCGTAAACTACATCTCCTACAATAGGTAAAGCAGCAGAACCATTATGATACTTAGTATTGCTTGCTGTATTAGCACAAACATTAGCTAACGTAGTTCCTGTAGTATCTATACTAAAGGATGTTAATGTAGATAAATTAGGAACTATAGACCATCCGTCATCTACCCCAGTACTTAATACTTGCAAGTCATAAACGTTTGACGTGTTGCTTGTTTTCAAAAAAGTAATTATACCTGCTCCAGTTACAGAACCTGAATTGAATATTTCTATGTTATTTTGTTTTAATATAAAAGTATTAGCTGTGGAATTAGCATCGTAATCCAGTCTAACGTTACCAGCATTAGCGGTAAAGTCAATCTTCATATTAGTAGTAGTACCATTAGTTACACCAGCAGCCATTGACACTGTAGCTCCAGCAGCAGTTATGTTATTCTTATAGTCATACAACAAATACAAATACTTATTTGACCCTCTAGTATAAGTAAAGCTAGAAGTGTACACACCAGCTGATAAGGTGGGAGTAACATTAGTTGCTAAAGAAAGCATTGTAGTAATATCTTCAGGACCATACAAAGTGTTACTAACAAGATTAAGCATTCTATTACCTAAAGATGAAGAGAAAGGTTGCTGGGTTGATGTTCCAGCTTCATAAGCTTTCATTTGTATTGTATCTCCATCTGAAGGAACGGATTCAAACCCTTCGTAGTTCGAGTATAAATTGTAAAGACAGGTATTGTTATCGTCAAACACTGTGTTAGTAAATTGTATATCAGAACCTGTGTTACTAGTAAAGTCATAAGCTTGAGTAGCGGTATTACCATTATCTTCATTGTTATTTACTACAGCTACAATTCTTGTTAGACTTATACTTTTTGCTTGTGTCAAAGTAATAATACTTGTTGTAGTAGAAATTAAATTTAATTGTACAGACCTGTTAGAACCTGTTGAGTTAGCTAGAAAAGTAATACGAACCCTTTCATCTCCAGACCCTTGATAGGTTCCAGACCCTATAAGTACATCGTTTATTTTAACTATATTAACCCCACTGCCTAAATCTTGCAGTCCAATAGTCCATGTAGAGTTAGACCTTACTGACAACTCACTTGTAAATTCTATAGATGGGAATGTTAGTTTACTCATTGTTTAACCTCCTTGTGGATCTTTATCTATTATTTCAAAATCAATAACTATTGATGAGCTTGCATCTCTAGCTGTTAAAACATACTTGTTTTTAAATGGATCGTAACCACCAATTTTTTGTTTGCCTGATTCATCTATAAATAAGTCTCTAAAAAAACTACTCATCCCAAAAGATGATATTTCAAATATACCATTACCAGCTAACCTACATACAGATCCTCTATACTCGTCAGTAAAGTACATGTTATTACCCCACTGAGCAAAGCTTTCAGGGTTTTGACTAATACCATACTCTCCAGCAAAAGAAACTTGTGTTCCTAAAACTTGAGGTATACTAGCTATATTACCTCCTCCAACAGAATCTGATAGTAAATTTTTACCGTATAATATTTTAGAAACTTTATCTTCTTGAAAGACAACTAAGTCTGTGTCTCTTGCTTTTATTTTTTGTATAGATGCAAATGACTTATCTAAATATTTAAAATTAGCTAAAGATAAATTAAACTCGTTTAGATTATTAATACCACTGGTTTCTCTATATACTCCACTATACGTTAAAGCTTCTTCTACTCTTTCTTGCTGGTAATCATCATAAGTAGAGTTTGCTCTAGGGCTATATTTTAAATGTCTACCATTCCAATCTTCCCTAATAACCATTGACTCAACACCATTTCCAAAACAGTAAGCATTAAAATTAGCGTTTTCAGTAAAATCGTTTAAGTCTACTATAGCTCCATTACTTCCTAGTATTTGATTTTGTTGTGTTCCGCTATGAACTTTTTTACCATCCGAATCTGTAGTAATATCAAGAGTTAAATTTGTTTCGTAAAAAACATCCTCTAAATTCATTTTACCTTCTGTCTCAAAGGTATTTAAACTTGTTTGTTGTACAACCTGAAAGTCTACTTTTATTACAGGTCTTTTATTAACGTTAGTTCCATCAGCAGACTGTCCAGTTCCCCTTATGATCATCCATATAGGTTTCGTTGAAAGAGTAGTTGTCGATATATTTGATTGGTTTATTTGATTAGTAATCCCGTCATTACTATTAGATGATACGTTTGTTCTGCCATACCCTCTTCTAAAAAACACATTATCCCATCTTATATTTTCTTCTTTTTGATTTAGGTGCTTAAAAGTTCTATAAGCTCCGCTTTCCCAAAACCATTCCTGAAGATTAGCATATTGCCTAGGAGAAATCCATTCTTGCCATTCTTGCCAAACAGCCATTTCTTCTTCATCTTCTTCATAATCTTCCTGATCTTTAATTCTAAGTCTAATCCTAGCTCCAGGTAAAATAGGTCTATCTTGAGTAAAGTATCCAGGTTGAGGAAAGCTTACTTGAGCGTTAATATCTGGACTCCAAGAGTTTTCAGGTACTATAGCAAAAGCATTTCCCAGATATCCACCAGTAGCCCAACGTGTCATTGTTCTACCTATGGTTAAACCTTGATCTGTGTTAACGTTAATTACCCAATAATCTCCTTTTGTATATCCTGATGTAAATTCAAACTTAAAATATGTAACGGGTGTAAGGACATAACCATCAAGAAGTACCACTTGTTTGTTAGGGGGGATATCAACTGAATGAAGAAGAGAACTAGGATGTAAAACATAACCACTAGACGAAAAAACATAAACAGAAAAAGTATTGCTATCTTCCATTAATATTTTATATCTAGCATCAATTACGTTAGACCCTGTTGGAACTGAATTAGCCCCACTAGAAAATGGTATTAAATCTAATCTATTTCTTGTTGCTGACTTACCATAAAAAACAGGTATATCTATAACCCCTTGACCAAAAAGAACAGTTCCAACTGGAGTTATATATGGTTGGCTTTTGTTGTTATTGTTATTTGACCCTATACCCTGAGTATTAAAGTTTGCTTGAAATATATCTGATCCGTCAAATAAAGTCGATCCTGATTCAATTTTTATTTTAAAATACAAACCTCCTAGTTCATCATTATTTAAAAAATCTTTTTCTTTAACGCTTACTTCAATTACTTTAAAATTCTCTGCTTCTTCAATTGGCTCTGATTTAAAAATCTTAGCTGATATATAATCACCCACTTTAACCTTATCTACGTCACTCTCGCTTATTTTAAACCATCTAAAAACTCCATCAATGTAGTAGTATAAAGGAAATATGCTATAATACACTCCTTTGTTTTGTTTAATAAAAATTCTATATTTAGTAGCAAATTGTGGAGCTTCATTAGATATAGTTAATCTTAAATTATTTGCAGTTACAGAACTTTTAGGTGGTATGTGAACAGTATTTTCTGAGCTAGTTAAAACAGTTGTCATTCTGCCGTAGTCATCTAAGTAAGCTAATCCAACCTCATAATCTCTATTACTTTTAAATGTTCTTAATGGAAAATTAACGTTTTTACTTAGGTTGTATTCTAATGTAAAGTTAGGTGTAATATCAATAAAATCAGAATCTATTATGTCAAAAAACTGTACATAATTACCATATAATAATCTACTACCTATTATATCTTGAGCTTTTGCTTTTAACGGAACGTTGTCAAATAATCTAGTCACCTCATCTGGAGGTAGTACAGAAAATATTTTATTGTTACTAAACTTTATTGTTTGATTGGTATTGTCTTGCCAATTTTCATTAGAAGCGTACCAACTCTTATCAAGCTTTTCTATTACGTGTACCGTATTATCTAAGGTATCTCTAAATAAAATTTGAACATCTTTTACTCTTTCGCTACCAGTATTAAATGTTATAGTAACTTCATTAAACTTATTAATCATTGAGGTAAGCTCTGCATCTCCATAGTCATAGTTGAATACATCTGGAGTAAATGCTAAAGCAGAGAATGGAGACATAGCACTATACTCATCATTTTCATATCTATATCTGTAAGAGAATTGAATAAATTTATCTTCTATATTGTTTTCTTTATTATTATCAGGACCAGAAGAATTACCTAAAGAAACAGTAGGAGCATTTAAAGGTGGTTTTACAATAACAGATATATCATCTTCCACAAATCCATCAGCAGCATAAACTCTAGTAACGTTTAATCTTCTCGGTGGATTTTTATCATCTGTCCAAAAAAGTAAATCATCTATTATATTTATACCATTAATTAAAAATGAAGAGTTAAAATTTAAAACCCTCCCTTTAGTATCTTTTAATAAAGCAGTAGTAAGATTTGTAGAAGAATTGTATCTAAATACATAATCAAACTCTGTACCTGACACCATCCAATATATATCATTCGTAGATTCATTAGATATACTTCCTATAGTTACTAAGTTAGATTCTTCTGATGGAAACGAATAACTACTTGTTTTAGTATTCCCTTTTATATTTTCAAGAGCACCTACACCAGCTCCATTAGAATTATTAACCTCTATATTAAGCGCATCTCTATACTGACCCTTTGGAAGCAAACGCTCATCCAGGTCTTTATTCATTTTACCTTGCGTGAAACCGTTGGTTATTTTCATTTAATCCATTTATCACGCCCTCTTAATGGCATAAGAAGTCTACCTGCGTGTATGTTACTTAATCTAATCTTAGTGTTTCTTAACTTAGCCATCTTATCTTTATTGGCTCTTCTTATCACATACTCTTGTGCACTTATTCTATTCTCTAAAATGGAAGCTTTTATATAAGCATATAGATATCCTTCGGCTAACTTATTAATACTAACAGATTCATCATCTCCATTCTCCATACCATCTGACACATACTCTATTACTATACACTGGTCTTTAACTCCTGAGCTAAAGTTAATTACTCCAGACTTTTTATCTATTCTAAAGTTATCATTAATGTTAGCCTTAGAAGTATCTAATCCGTAAAAAGCACCGCCAACCCCATATCTAAAAAACCATTCACCATCTACATTCCACCCCATTTGACCATACCTTGCCCCTGCGCCTAAAAATTGAGACTGAGGTAAACCATTAAGTCTGTTTCTATCTAATTGAGAGTTTTCAGCTTCTAGCACTTCTCCGTCTTGATCAAATAAAAACTCACAATTATTATCTCTTAAATATTCAGTTGCGTAGTTAATGCTTTGGTTTTCGTGTAATGGGAATAACACACCATCTTTTTCTACAGATATTCTTACATAATTAACATAATCACTAGGTAGTATCATTTTTAAGTTATCACATTCTGCCATGCAAAACTCTAATACTTTTATGTTTCTAAGTGCGTCATAAGTTATTTCTTGAATACCTCTTTTAGCGTGAAATAATACAGCGTATCTATTAACCTTACCTATAGTACTGTCATCATCAGCATACATCAACATAAAGTTGTTAACTATATCCTTTAATGGAACATACTGGTAACTACCCCAGTTAGCGTTAGTAGGAGCATTACCTCCGTTGTTGTAATATTGATAATTAGTTAAATAAGCCATTATGATTCACTTTGATTATTAACTGCTTCTTGACCAGAGGCAAACTGAACGATCTCTGGTTCTCTTATATTAACACCAGCATACTGTAATATTTTTAATGTCATCTCTACTTGATCAGAAAGTGCAAGTTCAAAATCTTGATAGTCACTAGCAGATTGATTAAATATAGGAGATCCCGACACTGTGTTATAAGTCCACTTAGGATCTTTTGGATATCTTACATAGGTTAAGTCACAATCTAATGTGCAACCTGCTCCTTTTGCTGGGTAAAGAGTTATCTGGTTTCCTAAATTACCATATGTATTTGTTCCAGGACCTGGAGTAATACCAAGGCCTTGTTGAGCAAAAACATATGCAGGGTGATGTTTAGATGGAGAGGTAAGATTAGACGATAATAATCTATTTATTTGCCCTTCATTCACTCTTTCCGCTTCATTGTTAGAAGCTCCAGCAGCTCCACAATCTTGCTTATACTGCACGTATATAAACGTATACCAATCTATAGGAAGCTCAAATGTTTGTTCACTGTTTGTTGATAGTGTTAATGCTTTAAATTGAGTAAACGTATCTATAACTTCTACTAATTGCCTAGGCATATCAGCATACCCCGTACTGCTTAGTCTCTTATTTTGCTTATTTATCCAGTTATTATAAGTATAAAAATACTCTTCAAATATCTCTAACTGCGCTTGTTTAGCAAATAGGTTAAACTCTTCTGGAGTAAGATAACCATTGTTATCCTTATTAAGGACAGCCATGACAGTGTTTCTTACCGTATTAATCATCTAAAAATGTTTGATACAAAGATAATGAAAAAAAATAGAGACACGCTATTTTAAGAGTGATCAACAGCAGTTATATTAACAGGAGAGTCAACAGCTCGAACCGTACCACTCTGACCTAATATAGATGAGGCTGCAACTACCGCCATCATTATAGCTGTAGCAACTGAGTTTTGAGCAGTGTCCGCTGCGTGTGTAACATCAATTATATCATCACTTCCTTGAGCACCTACAGCAGGTGTAAGTATATGTGTTAAAGTTGATGAATGCCTGACAGCTGTAATTATATGACTTGTTTGTACTATGACGTTATAGTTTCCAGCCCCATCAGTAATTGGTATAGATATAAAATTATTCATAATACAAAGATAAAAAAAAGAGGACTATAAAGCCCTCTTGTAATAAATGTATGTTAAAAGGTATTACCCTATGCTAACACCAATCACTTGTTTAGGTAAAGCAACTGAGTTAGAAACACTAGTCCAAGAAGTTTGAAGAGCACTTATAACTTCATTTTGAATAGCGTCTCTCATAGCTTCACTACCCGATCCAAGAGGAACGTGAGTTATAGTAACTACATCAGATGCAGCTGCATCATCAAAAGTTATAGTAACTGTACTAGTAGAAGCTTGTTCAATTAACCCAATACCTGCACAAGAAACCAACTGAGATTTACTTGTAGTTGCCGAATGAATAAAACACTCTTTTGAAGCTAAGATTGGAACTGCACCACCATCCAAAGCTGTTATGTTCAGCTGATTACCATCTATAAGTCCAGATACTAAATAATATTTATTAGTAGTTGCTTCATGAACAATGTCCCCGACAGAAACGTTATCAAAAGCTGTAGAACTTGTTGTAGATAAACCAGCAGATCCAATTTGAGTTATAGAAGTTACGTTAACTACTAAATCTTGTTCTGGTATGTTTAAAAACTTATCCATAACACTAAGCTATTGCGATACCGCTAACTGCTTGTGGAACAGCTACATCATGTGAAACATATTGCCATTGTGATTGTAAAGCAGATACCATTGCATTTTGAATAGCGTCTCTCATACTGAAAGCTACTTGAGCTGCATGTGTTAATGTTACTACTTTTCCTCCAGCATATGTGATAACTGTAGTGGTTGCCGTTGCTGAAGCTGCGTCAATTAATTTTATACCTGCACAAGAAACCAACTGGTTTTGTTCACCTGTTACAGGAATACTTAAGAATTTTTCCATGTTTAAAAATTTATGGGATTAATAAAGTACAAAGATAGTAAAAAAAAAGAGAGGGCCTCAACCCTCTCCCCTCTTCACTATGAAAGAAACAAACAACTATATGAAAGCACAAATATAGTAAATTAATTTACCTTTTTCTCTAACATCTTCATAATTTCTACACCTTCGTCAGACTTTAAAAATGCTGATATAGCAGACACTGGTGTCTCGTCAAAAGGTACAGTAATCATTTTCTTCTTGTTATTCTTAAGGTTAAAGAATACATCTCTGTCTCCATTTCTTAATGAAAGAAATTTAGAGTCTAATGCCTTTTTAGCTAAACCTTGTAGCCTAACCATAGGATCGTCAACCATTTCTAAAAACTCCAATGGATATTCTCTAGCATATAATCTAACATCTCTTCTTAATTCAGAGCTTGTTAACTTATCTACAGTAGAACCCATTAGTAGTCTAGCTATGTTTTCAATCATATCTATTTCTAATTCTTTAGCAGCTATTTCTGCATCCAGTTGACTATCCAAACTAGCAACATCTTTACTAGCGTCTTTCTCTGTGTTCACCTCTTCGTATATTTTATTTATACCAGGATGTAAGTTTAGAAATTTTTGTAATACTGGATTATTTTTTGGAACACTTAAAAAACCATCTTCAAATACTATTGGTTCTAAAATAGCATTGTCATCTTGCTCATCCTCAAAAGGACTCTTTTGATTTCTTGCATAACGAAGTGGTCTATTAACTCCCATATCTTCGTCAAAATATAATAATGGTGCTCTTCTTGTATTTCTTGAGTTTAACATATAACTCAAAGGGGTTGTTTGAGATTTCAATACATATACCCTGTCTTTTAATTCTGTTTTCATTTTATTAGATTTAATTTAATTGTAAAAAAAAAGAGGAGGGAATTAACCCTCCCCTAGTAATTGTTATTCTTAATCCTTAAAGATAAAGAAGTTATTAGCACCTAAAGTACAAAGAGCTCTTTCTGATAAGAAATTAACTTCCATTGCATCTAAGTCACTTGTTGCAGCTCCGCCAGCAGAACCAGTCATCCAAGTCTTATATCTTCTATCTTCAGTTTCTGAAGCTCTGTATCTTACGTGTAAGAATGGTCTCTTAGCGTTTCTACCCATTACTTGATCGTAAACATTAGTTGAACCTGCTGGTACTAATACACCATTTACAGCTCCACCAATAATACCACCTCTTAATGTAGCATCGTTAAGGTATTTCCAGTCAGTCTTATAGAACTCATATCCTCTTTTGAATCCTGAGAATCCAAGGTTAAGTGCCATTTCTTCGTCATTGTCAAACAATCCGTAAGAAGTACCACCAGCTCCATAAGAATTTTGAGCAGCTAACATATCATCGATATCAAAACCGAACTCTCTGTTAACGAACATTACATTCTCTTGGATAGCACCTTGCTTATCTAATCTCTGAATAATAGCATCAAAGTCAGCTAAAGCAGAAGGGTTTCCACCAGACCAAACGTTACCGTTGTTCTCAATTTCGTGAAATAAACCTTTTGTACCTGCGTCAGTTGCACCTGGGGCTGGAGAAAGACTTGCTATAGCTCCTGAACCTGCTTCTGCTGGAACACCTTCAATCATTGACATTTCAAGATAATCATCAAAACGTAATCTTGTTTCGTGCTCTGACTTAATATACCATAAGTATCCTGAAGCTCCATTTTCTGAAGTTACCTCTACCCATCCGATTTGAGCCATATCTGAACCAGATACAACATACTTATCTTTAATGATAATTGGTTTATTGTCCTTGATTACTGGTTCAGCCTCTAAAGAACCAACCATTCCGGTAGATCCTTTTCTAAACTCTGAACCGTATACAAATACAACTATATTAGTAGAAGCTTGCATACCTACCGCTTGTCCAGCAGCTTCATAATAAGCTACAGTAACATCGTTAGCATTAGTCGCAGTAGTAACAATAGCTTTATTACTTGCTGAAGATCCAGCCGTACCATCAGAAATGAAGATAGTTTGACCAGCTCTTAAGTTGTGTCCAGTGATAGCTAAAGTAGCATTATCTTGACCATCAGCAGTAGCTGTAGTTACTCCCTCGAACTTTGTATGTAGTCTACCTTGCTCTTCCCATTTAATAAGGTCAGAGTTAGTAGGCATTTCTGCACCAACCATTCTCAAGAAAGCACTGATAGATCTGTTTCCATATCTTTCAAACTCTTTCTCGTAAGTGTCTGGTAAGTATTGATTTAAAAAATCAAAGTTGTTAATATAATTTGAAGGCAATGCTGCCTTACTTGACGATGGTGTTAACGCTGGTTGTCCAGCAGCACCTGTTATTGAACCTGCCATTTTTTTAAGTTTTAGTTTTTAGTTTTTATTTTTTTTACTTCTTATTTTTAATCCAGAACCATGATCATTACCTACCGCTGTAACACTGAAACCACCCTTACTAATACTTTCAGGAGCTTTTCTAACGGGCATATCCACGTTTTTAGATTCCTTAGTTATATCACTAACAGCGTCTGATTTGCCTTGCTCATAAAAGAACTTAGCAAAAGATTCAGAGTTCATAGCAACAGCTAATGACTTATGATATGCAGCAGCATCTTTAATAAAACCATCCTCATTAATGTGCGCATTAATAAAATTAGTTATGTCAGACTGAGTAGTTTTCATTTTATCCACATTTCCTGGATTAAAAACTATTTCCTTTTCTCCTACTTTAAAACCAAAACCTTTGAAATCTGTAGAAAATAATTCGTTAGTTTTCTTTGTGAAATACTCCTGTCTTTTTACATTCTGCTCTTGCATACTGTTCGATTCTTGAACATAATTCTTGTAAGCCTCGTAGTTATTTTGCTCGTCTTGAGAAACGAATGAACTACTTGACTCAAGTGGCACACCATATTGTTCCTTTTGATTGTTTAAATACTTCTTAGCTTTTACAAGTTCTTCTTTCTTAGCTATATTAATCTGTCTCTTCTCCTTATCATCTGCTAAGTCTTCATCATATCCGAATTTATTTTCTAACTCGAATTGAATATCCTCAGCGTCTAAATGTGGTTTAGATTGAGACCAATACTCTGCTAAGAGTTGATCGTTATCCATACTATTATAATCCTTATTAAGGTTTACAAAGTCTTGAAATCCACGACCAGTTTCTTTTTTGAATTTAAGATAAGCGGAAACATCCTCTGGAAGTTCCTCATTACTTTCCTTTTGTTCAAACAAATCATCTAAAGAGTTTATCTCTTTACTGTATCTATTTTTAATAAATGAAAGAACGTCTTCATCTCCAATTTGGTATTCTTCTTTAACTACCTCCTCTTCAATTTTTTCTTCTGACTTAACCTCTTCTTGAGGTTCTTCAGTTTTAATTTCTTCTTCAGCAACTACAGTAACTTCTTCTTTAGGAACACTGTCTTCAAATTGCTCTTCATGTTTGTCTAATAATTCTTTTTCGATTTCAGCCTTAGACTTCTCTGGAACATTAGATACTTCCTTTACTTTTAACTCTGACATTTTATTTGATTTAATTAATTAAGTACAAAATTAAGGATTTTTTTTAAATATAATTACCTTGGCTCAAATTCTGCTAAATCAAATCCATCTAAGGAATCTTCATTAGACTCGAAATTAATAGGAGGTAAATTATCCTTTCTTTGTTGTATTAGTTTAGATTGTTGTGTGTTTTGAATAGAAACTCTATTATCTTTTGCAGCCTCTTTGTTTTCTTCTCTCTTTACTACAGCTTGAGATTCTACACCTTTTAATTGCATTTGCATTTCAAACTCAACCTGCATAAGCTCTTTCTTAAGAGCAGCCTCTGCGTTCATCTTCTCTATTTCAAAAGCAACCTCTGCTTGCTTTATCTGTACTTTAGACTGCATTTCAGCTTGAGTTACTTGCATTTTAGATTGTGCCGAAGCTTGTGATGACTGAGCATTTATTTGAGCCTGCATCTGCATCTTCTCATTCTCTCTCTCTACATCTTTTTTCTCTTTATTCTTTCTCTTAACTTTCAACAATTGATTAGCCATCTTAATATTCTTAATCTGTCTTATGTCAATTGCATCCTCTAGTGTAATCTGATCTCTACTTAACGCTACTTGTATATTAGCCTCTAACTGAGCTTTTTCTTCTTCATCTGGAGATACTTCAATAAAAATACCAAAGTCGTGCAAGTATAAGTCTTTTATATCCTCTAATGTATTTACATTGTATTTACCAATTTGGTTTACAAACTCCTCTCTAGTTGCTGAATACTCTAATACATCAGAAACTCTACAGGATAACGCCTCTGCTAATCTTCTAGTTATATATAAACTACCATCTAATATATGTCTTGTAGCTGTATTAGAATTTAAAGCAGCTAACTTTTGTAAACCTACTAAAGAGTTTGGATCAGGAGATGAAGCATCTCTAGCTTCATTTAAGCCTGTCACATCTCTTATCATACTAAGATAATGATTATACGTACCTATTAAACTAGCAATCTTAGATTGTCCTGAGTTACTTGATAGTTCTTGAATAGGAACCTTACCATGATTGTACTCGCCATCTTGAGTAAAACTTCTACCAATAACACTACCAGTTTGGAAGTATAACCTTAAAGCGTCCTCTGGATTGTATGCAGCACCTGTACCTAAATCTACTTCATTTAAACCATCTGCATCAATATATACACCATCAGGAACTATTCTTGAGATTACTTGCTGTAGTTTTAAGTGAGTCATTTGAATCAAATCAGCAAACGTAGTCATACGTCTAACTAAAGATTCAACCACTCCTTTGTACATTCTAGGAGCAACGCCAATGTAATTTGGGGTAGCATACTGAGATGCTGATTTAGGTCTAACCATGTTTTTAGCCAGATCCCATTTAAGTAGTTTATTACTACCCAGTACCATAACACCTTCATACCAAACGTCTATTCTTTTTTCTATTTTTTCAAATCTTTCTTCTGCTTGTGGTGGTGGATTAAAAGAATCATCTTTTCTTATCACCTTCTCTCCCCCATTGTCCATATACTTTTTCTTGTATACAAACTTCTTGTCTGTCTTATAATTAAAATATAATAAACAAACTACATCTTTTTCAAATAAACTATCTCTATATGGGTTTAATATACCATAATGTCCATACCAACTAGAACTTAATTGTGATATCTCTTCTAAATCTTCTTTAGTTAGGTCTGGGTTTATTTTTAATAATTCTGTTATAGCAACTCTTTTAACTTCTCCATAATAAAAACAATCATCAAATGTTGGACTCTCACTATAACTATACACTAAGTTTGCTGGATCTACATAGCTTACTTTAATTCCAGCATTAGCTAAGAACTCATGTTTTAACCAACCCATACCAATAGTACAAATATCGTAGTCTACTCTTTTTCTTACATCGTAAAAATGATTCTCTTCCAGTATGGTATTAATAGCTTCTTCTTCTGCTATCTCTATACCAGGTTTGTATTCCAACTGCATGTGAAGTTGCAGTTCTTGATCATCCGCTGGTAAATCTTCAGCACTAGTATTGAAAGCATCAATACCGTATAATTCTTTTGATTGATTTAAAAAGTCTTTAGCAACCATATCAGACTCTATCATCTGCTGGTATTGCATTCTTTGATCAGAAGCTAAAGCATCTTGAGCGTATGCCTGAACAGTAAATAATCTATTAGACATTCCGTTAACTACTATATCAACAAACTTTGGGATTATTGGAACTGGAGTCCAGTCTAAGTTTAAGTAGGAAAGATCTCCATCTATAGCAAGCTCTGATTTGTATTTATCTACAGATTGCTCTCCTCTAGCATATAGTCTTAATTTATGAAACTCTATCCACTGGTTGTAATATCTACATGTGTTACCAGTTCTTTTAAACCATTCATATTGAATAGAATGACCTACCTGTAAACCATATTCCTCTGTTGCTTTCTGACTATCTGTCGCTAGTTGATTAGGAAAAGTTACAGGGTTTATTAATACATTAGGCTCCTTCATTTATTTTATAATTTGGCTTATACTACCCTTATTACTATATCTTGCAAAGTTAATAGAAATTTTCGACTCTTTGACAACTGGATTGTATAAATGCTTTTGATTAGCCATTATAGCTAAACCCGAACTAATAGAGGCATCAAACTTAGTTCTATTGTTAATATCGAACCTAGCCCAATCCATTAATGTTCTAGTAAAATACATAGATCCCATTTCGTCTGGATCTCTATAAGTACCCTCTAAATCCATTCCTACATTTTTTTCTATATATGCTTCTATAGCGGCAGCATGTGCTTGTTTAACATCTTCTGATGAGTTAGGTATACCACCTAATTCTTTTTCTGAACCAGAAAGTTTATTCTTGTGCTTGTCTGGTCTATTCATAGAGAATGCTCTATATCCTCTGTTTTTAAAATGATATAACAACCTAGCTTTGTTATTCTCCACTAGCACTGGCATTCCGTAAAATACACAAGCCATCAATACATCCTCAAAAAATATCTCTGCTGTTTGTGGTCTAGCTACATATTCTAAAAAGAACTCATTACTAGGAGCATCATCCATATTAAACTTAGTCATACCATGTAGAGATCCATTAGAACCCCTACCCATAACAGTTGCAGATATATCGTATGGATCACAGCCTAAGCTGCCAATGTGCTCATTACCAGGAAAATACTTACCATTTTTGCTTATTACATTGTTTTGTAAATTACTTTTTGGTATCCAAGACAATAAAAACCTACCAGTATTATTAGGTGTCCATATAACCTTACTATCTTTTATTCCGTCTTTCCAATGAAAACCACCTTTAGTTAAAACCCTATCTTTTATTAAAGATTCATTATAATCTATTTGTTGGTATAGTTTTGTTAAGTTAAATATAGACGATTTACTTTCATCTCTAAATGCGTGGCTTTCTGTTCTAGGGAACTGTCTGTAAAATTCATTAAGAGCATCGTTATCAGATTTTAATGATGATACCTCATTCTGCCAGTAGTTAATAACACCTGTAGATATATATTCTCCATCTACTCCCACCCTTGGTTTTTTAGGAGTGTCAAATACAGGCATACCAAATTCATCTATGTACCCTTCAAAGTTCCACTCCATAGGAATAAAGAGAGAGTATAAACCACTTCTAGTTTGACCATTAGCATTTCTTTCAAACGGATCAGAATCTTCATATAATTTTTTAAAATTTCCACCTCCTTTATTTAAGGCGTTACAGGTAGATCCCATCATACATTTACCTACTACTTTACTACCTAATCTTAAACATGTTTTAGTTACCCTCCAGTTATTTAATATGTTATTTGGTCTTAACCATTTTCCCGATTCATCACTAACTAACAACAATAGTTTTTCTCCATCATAAGAGTTGTCATCTGTATTCTTCCAATCAATTGTAGTGTCAAGCCCATCTACATCATCATTGTCCTCTTCATACATGTTCTTTTTAGTAATCTTGCTAGCTGGAACTCTATAAGCTAACTCAGTTTTTGGTTTATCCATACCGTCCTGAATAGGCTTAAAAAAGAAAGGGTAGTGATTAGATATAGGAACCACCTTATCAGTAAACATTTTCTTTGCATCAGAACCAGTCTTAGATAATATACCTAGTCTAGCATCTCTTGATATGGTAGCTTGATTAACTGTTTCGGAAGAGCTCATAAACGAAAACCCAGAACGTCTGTTCTTTAGGTAGCACATTCCAAAACACCTCTTATCAGCCTTGCAGGCTTCCCAATAAATAAAAAATATTCTATTTGCTTCTCTAAAATCAGGTAGTCCGATATCAATTTTAGTCCATTGTAAATACATGTAATGAGATCCTGTTATATAAGTAGGCTTATTATTATTTGTAAACCAATAACCTTGTTCTCTTATATCAAATTGATTCTCTATAAAACCTACCCACTTATTCTTGAAATCACTATTTCTTCTGCTCCAGTCAAATACTGTTTTTATTTTCTTTAGATCCTTAGGATACTCTTTTGGTTGCCATTTATTATTACCCTTATCTATCTTATCCCATTGTTTAGGTAAACCAATCTTAACTCCATTTATTTCATAAACTTCTCCTAATGTTCCATCATTAGATATAACTACTAAATCGTATTTTTCGTGATAACCATAGTGCCAAGTCTTAGCTCTATTTTTAGATGACATTACCGACTTAGGAATCGGTTTGTCTAAAACTTTATATAAACTATTTTGATCTTCTTTCTGCAAAACCAAATGATTTGTTCTTACCTTCTTTCTCAGGCTCCTCTTCAAGCATAGCTCTTTCTGCTTCTATTCTATTTAGTATTTCAAACGCATCAAATATAGCTAGTTTCTTAGTGGCTGCTGCGTTTTTTAATCTGTCTGCTGCTAACTCATCCTCTGGATCAGGTTTTATTATTTCTTCTTTAGCAACTTTTACCAGTTGCTTAACAGCCATTTCACCAGCCTTAATAATATCTTCCTTAATCTGTTTAGTTGTCATAAGATATGCAGATGTTTTTAGTAAACATCCTGTAAAGTTTATCTCCATCTACATCAAACTCATACTCACTTTCTGGTTGAAAGCTAATTATATCTCCCACACTCAAACCTTTGGATGTTAATTCTTTATTAATATACTTAATTTTTCCCAATAAGTTTTTATATACTTCATTGTTGACTAAGGTAGATTCTTCTTTTATAATTGGCTCTACGAAACAATAAGGGTCTGGAGCTATCCAATTGTTATCTTCAGGATCTTTATATAAGAAGTATTGATCCCTATCTATAATATATAAATCATCCATAAAAAAAGAAGGACCACTCTTTTCTCTACCCTTCATGTCATAATACTTTCTAAATACATTGTGATGAACAATTAGTATATCTCCCTTTTTTATATCTCCTTTATAAACAATAGGAGTTTCTACTACCATAGCATACCTATTTGTAGCAGTATGGTCTTCCTGAGAAGAACTAACTATAACATCTACACCACCTATTTCCTTGGTGTGTTTATACCTAGTACCGCCCATTGGTTTAATTAAGAAATGAAAAGGAGATCTCATTTTAAAAATCTACAAGATACTCTATAGAAACTGGCATATTCTTACCAAACTCTTTCCATAAAAAAACCTCAGCACCATTGTCTATCCATATTTTGTAGGCTCCATCTGCCTCCATTCTAATATGGTGTATTTTGTAAGCTCCTCCTAATATAGACTGACCTACTAAATAGTGCATTGAGCTTGACTTATAGTCAGCTCCTACAGATATTTTTCTTATTATCATGACAATTCGCCAGTCTCAAGATTTACTTTCTTGTCCCCGTACTTTTTAGTCATTTTGTTTTGTGTATTCTGTAGTTCTGTTGAAACATTCTCTACTTCATCCACTAAAACTTCTTTTCTTTTGTGTAGTCTAGCAATAGCTACTTCTATGTCTCCGATATCTAACCTAGCGTTGAACAACCTAGACTGCAAAGATTTAAGCATCTCCGCTTCTTCTTTTTTCATTTTATCCATTTGATTTGATTTAATTAACTACAAATATAGTTATTTTTTTCAGGAACCACAGCCTATACAGTCAAAATGAGAATCTTCTGGTTTAACACCTTTTAACTTCATTTCAAGGTTGTGTATTTTATCTTTAATATCCATGTCTTTAAACATATCTCCAGTAAGTTGTAACTTTAATTCTTCTATCTCTTTCTCCATCTTAATTATCTTTTCTCATTGATGAGCCAAAATAAAAACTAAAGATACTCAAAGTTATACCCTCACAAAGACCGATTAAAGTATAGAATGTTTTTTCATTGTGTTCTGGTATATTAATATAAACTATGGCGTACACTAAAAACACAAAAGTACCTAACCCAACTAAACCTGTTAGATTAAACATAAAGTCAAACTTTTTAACCTTAGCTATTTCAACCTCTCTTTTTCTAGCAGAATCTCTATCAGCTACTTCAGTCTTGTATGATTCAATTAACTGATCGTGAAGCATTTTTTTTGTCTCAGGGTCTATAGAGTCATCTTTGTCAATTAAATTTTTTACAATGCCTAACGCACCTTTGTCAGGTAAAATATCTCCAACTATATCTAAAATGTTAGGTGCTTTATTTTTTAAAAACTTACCAATCTTAGTGTCTTTAAATTTCTTTTTTTCACTCATAAGATTTGTATTTAGTTTTACCCTTACTATTTTTATAAGCCACTAGTATTTGTTTTCTTTGTCCAAAGTCAGTGTCGTAACTAACGTGTACCCAACTTGGGTTGTTTACATCACCAAATTCCCATATCAATTGATCAAAGTCAAGGTTATCCTTTATGAAGTTAAATACCTCTGCATTAGAAGGACCGCTTTTGTAATCCATATCAATATCTATAGCTTCACCTTTACAATGCTGTGAAGACTTACTTCCATTAATAGCCTTATTTAGCTCTTCACTTCTATATCCGCTGCTTATGTGAATAGGTACTCCGAAATGATTTCTAATCGGCTGAAATATAACATTAGCTAAGTCTATCATATTTTCCATATGATCTTCAGTAGGTTGATTTGAAATACCTTTTCTTTTAGCGGTATTACTTTTAGTCATTTCAGATAAGCTTAGGTTTTTTGAAAGCTTCATTTTTTAATTCTATTTTTTGCAGTTAACAATATTCTTTCTTCCATCTTAGCAACCTTCACCTTAAGCTGCATATTTTCTTTTATAAGTTCGTCTATTTTTATTTCTAGGTTGGATATCTTTTGGGTAAGCATTACGATATGATCATCTTCTTTCTTAGCGTTGATGTCTATCTTTTTTTTAATTATGTTCCATATTTCCTTAACACCTAGAGCTGATATTAAAGCTATTAATAATCCATCCTCCATATCATTTGCCTTGACCACGATATGTTTTTTTATACTTCACCTGAGATTTAGACGCATTCTTAGAGTGCACCCCAGGTCTCTTGGTAGTTACCTTCTTTCTGTAGGACATTACTCTCCAGGTCCAGCGTTAGGATCTGTCCAAGCTGCTGTAGCCATTAGAGCTAAAGCTTCTTCGTGATTCATTGTTGAAACAGGAACTAAAGATCCATTAGTAATAAATGAAGGTTCCACTTGATAGGATAGTAATCCTTGAGTGTTTGCTAAGTTTCTACGCATTGTTTGCGCACTTGATTGGTTTACTTGACTGAATAGAATTGCATTCGTATCATCAAGGTTAATTACAGCATATATTGTTGACATTTTATTTTTTTTACAAAGTTAATAATTTTTTACGATGATATATCTGGTACACTAGACGTTTTATCATTAGCTGCCATATTAATTGAAAAAGCATTTTTAGTTGAGTTAGGTGCGTTACCTTGTAAGTTCTCTGGTATATTCATACCTGTAGCTGTACCGTTACCTGTAGAACCTGGACCATTACCTACTAATTCTGTACCACCCATACCATCACTAGTTCCATTATTGCTATTAGTACTTAAATCAGGGCATATAAAATTATTTCCATTAAAATAGCTATCACCCGCTAAACTCCACCACCCTGTTGGCGATAAACTAGAAATATCATTTGGAACACCACCATTGTAAATTGTTAGTACTTGATCTTGAGTTAAAACTCCGTTAAATACTGCAACATTTGATAAGTTTATTTCTGCATAATAATTAGAACCACTAAAATCTGCTCTCACTAAGTAACTTTGAGGAGCGGTAGCAGTTGAATAATAAAAACCACCAGCGGCTAAAGTTTCAGAAACTCCATTAATATACATCGCTGTAATTGCAGTTGCACTTTTAATTACTACAAAGTGATACCATACATCTGTTGCTATTGCTGAACTACTTGTTTTAACAGTGCTTCCAGCATTGTCCGTAACGGCATTTAATAAAGCACCCGACGCTGCAGAACCACCAAATAGACCAATAGCCATATAGTCATCGGTTTTACCTGTATTAACAAATGTCATTACTGCTCCGTCATTTGTAGTTGATGAATTTCGTTTTAACCAAAATGAAAAACTTTTATCTCCTGTAGCATCTACCGTACTACTTGTTTCTACAAATTCATCTGTACCGTTAAAACT